TTCCAGAGAACAATCGTTGGTTTAGTGGACTGACAGGTTGGATGACAGATTTCCAAAATAGAGTTCCAGAGAACAATCGTTGGTTTAGTGGACTGACAGGTTGGATGACAGATTTCCAAAATAGAGTTCCAGAGAACAATCGTTGGTTCAGCGGACTGACAGGTTGGGTAACGTCATTGGGAGACTCAATTCCAATATCCGGAAAATGGTTCAGTGGAATCCTGGGATATGTAACAGCATTAGGAGATTCAATCCCTACATCTGGAAAATGGTTCAGTGGAATTTTAGGATATGTTAATCAGGTTCAGAAACAATCTGGAGTATCGCTAATTCTTTCAGGGATAACAGCATTTATTTCAAGCATAGTTTCAGGTACTAAAAAATCCACAGGCGGAGCCTTTTATGGTGGAAGATGGCATGATATACCACAGTTTAGCAGTGGAGGAGTTATTACAAAAGACTTCATGTCAAGCTTTAGCGCCATCCCACGATATGCAGGTGGTACTGTAAATGCAGGCTCAATGTTTATTGCAGGAGAAGCCGGACCAGAGCTTGTTGGACATGTAGGTGGCAGGACAGAGGTCTTAAACCAGTCACAACTTGCAAGTGTAATGCAGAGCGCCGTAGCGAGTGGAATGGAAGCAGTTATGGCACGTTACGGTGGAAATGGTGGAGGAAATGGAAATGTGACAGTTAATGTTGTTCTTCAGGGCGATGCAAAGAAGATCTTTGAGGTTGTCAAAAAGGAAAACAACAGCAGAGTCATACAGACAGGCAAGGCGCAACTTTTAACGTAAAGGAGGGAAACAATGCAATGGATGGCCCAGTAAAAACCGTAATCATAAGTGGATTGAAGCTAAAAGTTAAAGACCTGACGGTAACAGATAACATCATCTGGAGCCGCAATACAGGGCGAGTTGCGTCTGGTGATATGGAGGGTGACATCATAGCAAAGAAAATTAAGTTAAATATTGTGCTAGCACCTTTGGATGATAAAGAAGCAGTAGCTTTTGCTGCTGCAATAGAACCACCATTTTTTCCGATCACTTTCCGAAATCCGAAGTCTGGGAAAACAGAAACACTCAAATTTAATGTTGGAACACCGACATATCCAGTCTATTCGTATGCTGATGGACTGCCTAGATATGTTGGTGTTGCTGCAAATTTTATTGAAAAATGAGGTATCAAAATGAAGATGTCAAATAGAACACTGGTAAAGACAATCAATGGACTTTTATCGTTTAAAAACAATGGTGTAAGGAAGCCAATTAAGGCGATTTATGCAATCAACCGTAATATTGAAACACTGGATAAGGCTGCAATTCCTTTCCAAGAATCAAGAAATGAATTGATTGAAAAGTACTGCGATAAAAAGAAAAATGGTGACATTGTACCTAAAAAGGGAATGGAGCAAAACCTAGAATCAGAGTTGGGTGAATTACTGGATGGAATTGAAGTTGACATAGACATTTACAAGATTCCAATTAGTGTGGTTGAGAATATAGAAGCATCAGAGCTTGAATTTGAAGCAATTAGCATGATGCTTGAGGAAAGTGAGGTGGAAAAAGCATGACATATGATTACACGGTGAAACGAGACGGACAGTTTTATAAGCCTGGTCAAGAAGTGCCAGATATGGGTACATTGGTATGTACGTCTGCGCAAGGCAATATACGTAGTTATGAGGGACTTGCAAAAGATGTAGGCAAGCTTCCTACGTATGTTGCGACAGGCAGCTCTTTTCTGGCAAGTGATACTGGCGATTATTATAAATTTGAAGAGTCAACAGCAGCATGGAACAAGATTTAAGGAGTAAAAGATGAAACCAGAAGACGTCATTGGCATTTTAAATCGTAAGGTTCAGAACGCAACTGTAACGGAAGATCAAATTGATGCAGCTGTTGAAAAGTATCATAAGACTCATCCGTTGGAAACTGACAAAACACTCACTGTTCCTGGTGCTTTTGCAGATGCAAAGGCGGTTGGAGATGGATTGAGCAAAAAAGTAGCAGGAAAAGGAATAACTTTGTACTATGACACAGAAAAACAGTGCGCAGCCATTAAATTTGATGAACAAGGCTAGGTGATCATTATGGGATTATGGACGGAATATAAGAAAAAAACGGCTGTAAAATCCACAGATACCTTCCTTGTGTATGACAGCGCAGAAGGCGTAATGCAGGTTGATGGATCAAATGTAAAAGAATCCTTTAGAGATGCTACAGATACCACATTGTCACAAGCAGACACACCAGCCGATGCAAAAGCAGTTGGGGATAGATTCGCAAAGGTTGAAAAGAAGAATGTAGAACAGGACACAGCGTTAAAAACAAAGGCCGATGGTACTGGCATAGAATTTTTCTTCGACTCAGCCAAAGGGTGCTTGGCTGCAAGGATAACAAAGTAGAGGAGGAAGGTGTATGGCTGACAAAATAATATATCTTGCAAATTGGGAAGATGTGGAAGAATTAAAGGCTGCATCAAAAACTCAAGAAACTAATATAGTGGATTTAAAAAAGGAACTTGCAAAGAAAGCAAATGGCCAGGGAATTACTTTGAGTATAAATGAAAGTGGTGGACTGAGAGTAATGTATGACGATGGAAAGTGAGGATAAAAAATGGCAGCAGTGGCAGTAGATGTGGCAATGGAGTCAACATCACAAGAAATTTTAAATCTTTTAAAAACAGTAAAAACACTAGTAACAGATGTTTCAAAATTTGATTGGAAGAATTTCTGGGAACAAACAGCAACAGACGAGGTTTTCTCAACAAAGTTTTATTACTATGAGACGAGTACCAGCCCAAACGGTGAAAAGTTGAATGCATCGGTTGGATTAACAGCTGTGCCTTCGACGGAAACTGTAAAGGGGCAGGATGATTTTGCAAATCATAGTGCCTTTCAGACAATTGATTGCAATTTTACAATTGACGAGCAGGAGAACAAAACTCCAGTGGCAATTAAAGGCGGTAACGGATATTCTGACATTGGAAAAGTAGATGTTGGAGTTATGGTTCCTTTAACTTATTGGGGCATTCAGAAATTTGACACATATTACATTGTGCATTTTGCAACGAAGCCGCATCCTGAATTGGAGTGCACAACAGTTACGCCATGGTGCAATAAAGAACTCGGTTATGGCATTTTGACAAAATACTATGCAGGACAAATTGATGGAATTTTATATTCATCATCTGGAAATGCAATTTATAACTTTGTTTCAGCCCAGTCTGGAAATACTGAGCTGCAGAAGAAAGGAACAGGATATCATGGCTCTGGATCAGAGCGAACGGCATATCTGCTGTGTATGTTATGGATGAAGTATGCAACAAAAAATAGTCAGAAAATCTTTCAAGGATGTACTGGATTTAATATACAGACTAAAGTTGTACAAACTGGGGAAAATGTTAACTATGTTGTAATTCCAACAGCGCAGGCAAATAGCTTTTATGTTGGCACGACAGTATCCATCGGAGATGCAACTGGTCACACAGACAATCTGGATCGTGGACAGGCATACATGCGAAATATCGCAGATAGAGTCAAAATAACAGCTATCGAAGCAATATCTGGAACAGATAACAGTAGAGTATATGTTGGCAAGCAAAATATGACAATTACAGAAGATACATATATATCATCAATGCCATTGCATGCAGGGCAAACTGACAAAGTGCTTGGAGTGGATGGATATGTCAAGAACGATGGCAAACATGCATTCAAACTTGGTGGTATTGAAGATATGGTTGGTGCATATTATATCTCAATGAACGAGTTGCGGAACAAGAACACAGCAACAACAGTTGACTACTACGTTAGAGGCACTGCTGCATGGTCAAGCACTGCCGCGAACTGGACAAAAATCGCAACTGTAGATCTTGAAACAACCGATGATTTTTGGATTGGCGACATTGATATAGACTTATCTACAGGTGTTATATGGTTCAAGAGCAAGGGTTCAGGAGATTCGGTCGGCGTTGGCGACAGACAATATAATGGTGGTGATGGAACAGGTTGGCGCGAAGCGCTAAGGCGCGGCTATCTCGGGGGCTGGTCGGCTGCCGGATTCTCCTGCGCGTCTCTCGGGTTCGGCGTGGCGTTTGCGTACTGGGGCTGCGCTCTCTGCGTTTAATTCCGAACCTTTCAGGGGTGAATTTTGCGCAAGCAAAAGAGGGGGCTGCCCCTTTAAATAGTATACAGAAATAATTTTAAAATAGGACTTGTCACACACGGGCGCGGCAATCTCAGGAACAGGTCGAATGCCGGATTCTCCTACGCGAATCTCAGGAACGACGTGACGAACGCGAACTGGAACTACGCTCTCTGCTTTTATATGTCTGACGGGACAAAATAGTACGTTGGTACTTAGTGTGGCATTTCGCGGATGTAATTCCGTTGTTGTGCAAGCAACACTTAAATAGGCAACAAAAAGGGAATCGGAATGCCGACGGACATTCTGATAACTTATGTGAAAGACATAGGTTGGGGCTAGTAGACATCCGAACGTCCCTCGGAATTTAAACGATATTTACAAAAAAGGATAAAAATACTTGAAACGTTGTTGTAAAAGAATAGATATAACTAACAGAATATTGGTTGAACGAGCAGTAAGAGATTGCATAAGTGGAAAGATGAACCGAGGGGACACTATAAGAATGTTCTCAGAGTACTCAAAGTTACCATGTGAAATCATAAAAAAGATCTGCAAAGAGCACTTCATGATGGAAGGATTGATCAATACTGTTATAGACGGTATACAACAAGAGATTATCGAAAAGCAATATATTGTAAAGCCAATTCGTTACAGATACCAAGTTGATAAGTGTAACGGAAAGGTTAGAAAAATAGGAATACAAGATGTAAAGCAACAGATATACGACTATATAGCTGTATATGCAATGGAAGAATTATTCCGAAAGAAAATAGGCTTTTACCAATGCGGAGCATTAAAGAACAAGGGATGCAAATTAAGAAAACATAGGAATGGAGCTGCTAATCGTGTCAATCTTGTATCTCATGCTTTGTTTCAAATGGACGATATACTAATCGTTTCGAAAAGCTTGAAGGATTTAAAAATGGCAGTAAAAAGATTTTCAAGTTATGTTTCAGATTTTTTAGGGCTAGAAATTAAGGAAACATCAAAATTCATTGACCTGAGTCTTACATACATTGATATTTTAGGAAGAAAAATATCAAGAAGAAGTCTTACTGTACGCTCATCAAATTTTTTGAGATTTAGAAGGACTGCAAAGAAGGTAAGAAAAAGAGTCCACCAAAAGAAAGAAGTGCCGCTGTCATTGGCTAAAAGCTATATCGGGCGTTATGGAGCTATTAAACATTCAAACACACAACGTTTTCAACAAAAGTATCATGTCTCGGAAGATATAAAGAGATGTAAAGAAATTGTATCCACTCATGAGAGGAGATTAAACAATTATGGAAAAGATGAGATTTACGCTGCCGCAGTTAAGTGCAGCATTCTATCCGCTTGAAAAAGGAATGGATGTAGTTATTTGTACAGATGAGCAGAAGGTTACAGTTGATAGCCCAGAAAATGGCAGTGAGATAATGTACGAGTATAACGGCAATATATTCAGGACGTTTAAGCTGACGCAAGAGGAGATTATTCAGGCTCCAGAGCAATATCTTGATTACGAAGGCGATACAGAGCCAAGCGAAGAAATGACAAGATACGCAACAGAAATGATAGATGCATATACCTTGCAGCTGATCGAGGAAGGAGTACTGGCATGAGAAGTTTGGTAGAGAGTTTAAAAAGACTGTACAAAAGTGGAAAAGTGTCGGCAGAAAAGATTAAAGGAATGAAGATTCTCACAGAAGAAGAAAAAAGATACATCCTCGGAGAATAAAAAATAAAGCAAATATCTAGCACGGAGTATACCGTGCTAGAGAAAGGAAATCGTCATGTATCAGGTATCAGAAGCATTAGATAAAGTTATATCAGGCAGTGGAAGAACGTTCTACGCAAGGCTAAACGGAATATCAGAAGGAATCCGAGAGATAGTGCAAACAAATTTTTCAACTCCTGATAGCTATTTTTATGTGGGTGGAGCTACAGCTTCCAAAATAGAAGTATCTATGTTTACAAAGTCGCAAGATTTTGTAAAAGGTGCGGAAGTAAGACTTGAAATAGGAGCAACAGCTGATGGCACTATAGAATGGATACCAATGGGGTATTTTACGATAAAAGAGCAAAAAAAAGACCGAAATCTGCTTACTTTTACAGCATATGATAGGCTAGAGTCAAAGTTAGCTAAAGCGTATAAAAGCAAAATCACAAGCTATCCAGTAGAAAGTAAAGAATTTTTAACTGATATAAGCAAACAGACAGGTGTTGAGTTTGACACAAGCAAATTATCTGATAATCTGATTATAGATAAAATATTGACGGTTAACGACCAGTCGGGAGAAAAAGCATACAAAGAGCCGTTTGACGGTTTTACGATGCAACAGGTGGTTGGATACATCGCACAACTCCATGGTACATTTGCTATATGCGATAGAAACGGAAAAGTAACGTTTAGATGGTATGGAACGTTAGCAACTGATCACCCAGGAAAGATAGGTGATACAGCAGGTAGCTATTTAGAAGACCAAAACTTATCATTTATCTATAATACAATCGAATTTTTAAAAGAATCACACACATATCTAATTAAGACCAATAGATATTTTGATGATCTGCTACAATCAGAAACGATGTATCAAATTTCAGGCATCAGCTGTGATACAGAGAACAATCATTATGAATCAGGAACAAATATAAATACAAATTTAAGCAATCCAGTAATGACACAGGAATGGCTCGATAAAATCCTTGAAAAAATAAAGGATACGAGGTATTATCCAGTGTCATTTTCGTTTATGGGAGATCCGAGACTTGACGTAGGTGATGTCGTTACAATAGTTGATGCTAAAAATAATCTTATAGATGTTCCAGTGATGCAGCACACCATTACATTTGATGGTGGCTTACTGTCAGAAGTGGCATCCTATGGATTTGAAGAAAAAGAGGTGAAAAGTCCATCTGAAATAGCGTTGCAACGAGTTAAAGATGATATTCTTAGCCTTCAGGAAATTACGGCAAAAAAAGCCACATTCAACCAATTAAATGCTGTAGATGCAAAGGTCACGAACTTGCAGGCAAGCACAATCACGGTAAATGATGCAAATATATTATTTGCCAGACTTGATAAAGCAAATATTCAGCAGGGTTGGATAACAAGTGTAATGATTGGTGATGCGCAAATTACCAATGCGAAAATTCAGGATATGTCTGCTGATAAAATAACAGCAGGCGTTATAGATGCCTCAGAGGTCTCTATCATCAATTTAGATGCTACCAGTATCACCACAGGCACTATTACTGGACTAGATGCATTTTTTAATAAAACCTTTAAGGTAATTAGTCCAACGTCAGATACAGAGGAATTTATAATTAGTGCAACGCCAGAAAGTGTTATGATCGGTACGAGAATGAAATCTGGTGAACTATATCTGCGAAAAGCAATGATAAGCATTGGTGATGAAGATATGGCTATAATAACAAAAGGCTATTTACGTTTAACTGGTTCACAACACCTAAGCCTTACATCAGCGAATGATATAGTGTTATTCCCTGGCGTGTCAAATGATGATAAAAATGTATACATTAACGATGGCTCGACCAACAACGCAATATTGCATGTTGGAAACTTTAAAAATTTAATAACAACAGTTGAAAATTCCCAAAACTCAAAAAAATTGAGTGGAATGGAAATAGTTGATACCTCAAAGAATATTTCAAACGCAATTCCATGGATTGATCAAACTGGTGTGATGGAGATTGGAAAATATTTGGATTTTCACGAGTGGAACGCAGATAATACTGATTTTAGCGCTAGGTTGGAAGTTTTTGAAAAATCGTTAAGAATAACCGCAGGGATAACTACTGCGCTAGACCTTAATGGAGTTGGGAATGCATCATATATAAAATTTAGTGGAAGTGGAACAACGCTAGGATGGATTGGCTTAAACAGAAAAGATGGATCACTGATGTTGTACGACAGCAGCGAAAAGGAATATCGCATATTAGACGAGACATCTATATCGTTTGGAACAGCAGAGCCGACTGGTAATGGAAGAAAAGGCGATATCTATATTCAGACATCTGATAGTGGAAATGGATGGAAAAAAGCTGTTGCAATTTATTATTATTCCAACTGAAATGATAGGGAACACCCTATCATTTCAAATTATTAAGATAAGAATCTTTTCTCTCACAAACAGATTGCTTTGCTTGCTGTATTGATTCTTCTAAATGTTTTAAGTCAGGCTCTATAAAAGCGTCTTTAACCTCGCCGCGTGCCTGCCGAATTAGAAAATTGTCGAGATATGCTTGAGCTGACGTTATACGGTCAGCAAGCGGCAATTTGTTCAATGCTGTAAGCATATCAAGCTGTGCGTGCCAATCAGAGCCAGTATCGCAAAAGACATTGTAATACAGACGTTTCAGATACGCAGCATCTTCATGCTTTAAGTATTCCTGCAGAGCGGACAGTGTCTCACTATCTTTTTTAGGGCGATAAATACGCTCGTATTTGTTAGGATCATAGATAGCCATAAGACATTTTTCTACATCGACACCACATCTGTCAAACCACTCTAGCAGCGCTGGGAAGTCTGGTGCACCAAGACCATTCTCCCAATTTTTAATCGTCCCTACACTCTTTCCGAGTGCTTTTGCCAAATCCATTTGCGACAATCCTGCGCTTTTGCGCGAATAAATAATGACTTTTACAAGCCGTTCAGTATCAGCTACTCGATTTCTCATGTCAAAAACCACCCTTCATATTCGTTCAAAATGTCATTTTTACAATAAATTGTACTTTAGCAAAAACAAAAAGTATAATTTATTGGCTACATCAAACAAAAGGTAAAGTCAAAGTTTTCTGGCACTTGAAAGTTTGGAAAATAGCCAAAAAACTTTGACCGAAAAAAATGTGAACAAAGTCAATACAATTGTAGTCACCAGTGCTATTATCTATACCATAGCAGAAAAGAGAAAGGAGGCTACTAATGATGACAGTTTACAACTGCAAAGTAACAGAGTCAATGGTTAATTTTGCCATTATTCATGGCGAATTATTAGACAATTTTACAACATTAGACTGCTTGGAGAGTGATTTTTGTTCAAACACCATCGAGGCAAGTCGCCTGAGTGGAGTAAAGGATGAAATACCAATCGCTGTTGCAAAGGATAGAATAGGGGCTTTGAAGCGTCGGGATGAAGCGACAGTGATTGGAGAGTGGCGAAGTAAGAATTATTACACCAGTGACGGCAAAAGGCATGTACAGCAGTACTTTCTGGTCCGTGAAATCAAAGCAGAAAGTGGGGAACATAGGAACCAAATTGCATTGACTGGGTATTTATGCAGCAAACCGATATATCGCACAACACCATTAAAAAAGGAGTTATGTGAGCTTATAGTTGCTGTAAATCGTCCATATGGCAAGAGCGATTATTTACATTGTATTGCTTGGAACCAACTTGCTCGAAAGGCATCAAATTTAAAGGTTGGAGACAAAATTAGACTGTCTGGAAGAATCCAGAGCAGAACTTATATCAAAAGAGAGCATGAAACAGAAATGGTTAAAGTTGCATACGAAATTTCTGTGGATACAATTGCAAAGGAAAGGTGATTATATGTGTGATGTGGTTAGACGTTTTTTAGATAGTATTGCAGAGCTAAAAGGCAACGAATATGTAAAAAGAGCGATTACATATATGTCCACGTTCATTCCAGAAGAAAAACGTAACGAAATGGAATTGCTTGATTTTTTGTATCAGTTAACAGATAGAGACGATGTAAAGAAATATCGTTGTGAGCTGATCGCACAGGCAATGACGAGAGAATAGAGGAAAGAGAGGGCAATGAATGGCGGAAAGTAGAACTGAAAAGGATATTGAAAAAGATGCTGAAGAAGCAACGATATGGTGTTATAAGAAAAAGATCAGAGAGCTCTTGAGGAATGAGGAAAGACTAAGCACACTCAGAGTCGTCTATTATATCTTGACAAAATAAAAAGAGGGCATCCAGTAATGGGTGTCCTCTTAATGTTTTACTGGGCTGAAACAATTTTATCATTCTGCTCTAAGATATCAGATGCATCTTTCCATGCATAGTTAATCTGGATTGTGCTTGGAGCGGCAGCATCCTTACCATAATCGCAAGAGTGGATTGATAAGATGCAGGTCTTTGTTTCCCAAATAGTAAAATGACCATCATAGAGATTAAATATAAATGAGCCGTCCTTAGTTGAGAAAGAATCTTCGTCATAATCCTGTGAAGGTTCGCCATAAGTAGCTGTTAATTGCTCTTTTAAATCATTTGCCATTGGGCTAACATCATTTGTATTAAATTCGTATGTAACACCGTACAGCATAGCATTTGCCACATTATAGTCAATTACACCGTCTGCTGAAGGGCAAACAAAATACGCATATACAGAAGATGTTGTATATCCAAAGGCTGGCTGTTGATAGTTTGAAGCGAAAGCACTTGCCATAAAACCAGTCGAATCATAGTCAACACCAGTAATTCCACCATAGACAATATCATCAACTGAATAGACAGGAAGCGCCTGATCTATAGATGCTTGGAGGTTAAGTTCTGGTGTTAAGCTCTGCACATTTGCAAAATTTGTTCCCCAAGGGATATCCTTGAACAGGATATCACCGTCTGGGAGTTCTGCCTCGGTTTCTGCCTCAGAACTCTCTTCCTCATCACCCTCAAGCAATTCATTATATAGTTTAAGAAGATCGTTGTAGTCTTTGAGCAATTCATTATACTTTGCTTCATAATCAATAGTTTCTGCTTCTGTCTCCACTTCGCTTTCTGCAAATACTGGCACTGCTTGCAATGCCATACAACTACACAGTACAGCTACAAATTTCTTTTTCATGTCCTTTTCTTCCTTTCCTTTTGTGCTTGTGTTGCACTATGTAAATAGTATAAACAGGTTTTCACAAAATAGCAACCAGAAATTCGCCTTGTATACAAAACAAATGGGTATCCGCATTACGGATACCCACTGTCTGGTTAATTAGTTTTGTTTGTCATTGGTGCCTGGCGGAAAGATGATATCTTTTCCTGCAAGAAGAGTATCAAGCACTTGTTCCAATTTCTCCCAGTCTGAATCCTTCATTTGCGCAAGATAAAGGATTAAACGCTTTTTGAAATTTTCATCGCCTGCTATTGCAAGCGTGCCAAGAAATGATGCAATCTCTTCTGATGGTGTAACGTTCTTAAGCATATCGCCTTCTCCGGTACGGAGCCATTGTTCATTTACGCTAAATCTGTTGCAAATCATGAAAATCGTTCTGTCAGCTGGAGTATTGATACCACGCTCTAGTAGACTAACTGAACCTTTCTTTATTCCAATGGCTTCTCCAAATTTTTCTAAGGTGTAGTCTCGACTTTTTCGCACCATTGCTATTCTCTCACCTATTGTAGTTTCCATCTTATCACCTCCTTCCATTATTATTATAGCAAGTTTTGTTTGTTAAGTCAACAAAAAAGTTTGTCAAACAATCGAAAAACTATTGACAAAGTATTCCTAATAAACTATACTGTAAGTGTAACAAACAAACGGACATTGAAAATTTAACAGAAAGGAGCCGGAACATGGAACTCTTGAGAATTAACTACGAGTCAGAGCAGCCTACTGTGTCGGCAAGAGAACTGCATGAAGGACTAGAGATTAAAAGCAATTATACAACGTGGTTTAATCGCATGTGTGAATATGGTTTTGAAGTTAACATAGATTTCAAAACTCGCTTTCCAAAAATGGAAAGCGAGAGTCACGGCGGACAGAATATGATTGATCATGAAATCTCCATCGACATGGCAAAGCAGATCTGCATGATTCAGCGTACCGACAAGGGCAAGCAGTACCGCCAGTACTTCATTGATCTCGAAAAGGCATGGAATACACCAGAGCAGGTGATGGCACGAGCCTTAAAGATTGCTAATAACGAGATTGATAAGCTCAAGGCAGATAATAAGATACTGATTGCAGACGCAGAGCGCATGAAGCCTAAAGAAATCTTTGCGGATGCAGTGGAGTCTAGCAGGACCTCAATTCTGATCGGAGATATGGCAAAACTGATTTGCCAGAATGGTCACGAGATCGGGCAGAACAGACTCTTTGAGTGGATGCGCCAAAATGACTATCTTATTAAAAGTGGCGGCAGTAAAAATATGCCGACACAGAAGGCGATGGAACAGAAACTCTTTGAAGTTAAGGAGCGTACCGTTGTGAATCCAGACGGAAGCGTCAGAATCACAAGAACAACGCTTGTAACTGGAAAAGGACAAATCCATTTTATCAACAAGTTCGCCAGGATGAAGGCAGAAATGATAGCAGAAATTACATAAGAGAGGAACAAACAATGTTTGACATTAACAAGTTTGTAGTACTTAAAGATTGCATGTGCTACGAGGGAATGCATAAGTATTACATATTCCAGTTTGATAGTACATACACACTACTTGCTGACACAAACAGAGCAATCTTGTACAGAGCAGAAAGCTTTGCAGACATGATTAGTTACATTGAAAGATTGGAAACATGCAGGAAGGAGGTGCAGGCGTGATGACAGATAAAAAGGTAAGAGAAAAGTCTAAGACGATGACGTATCGTTTTTTGACAGAGCAGAAAAAGCGCACTCTGCAGAAGCTGAGTGAAGTAACAAATAGCTGCTCTAGTATCCAGAACAACTATTTGCTCGGCTGGATCGAAAACACGGTCACAACATCGTAAGCAAAAAAGAAAAGCTGCAAATACAAATTAAGAGAGGTGATAAAAGATGTTCTGGATGACTAAAAAGATGCCAGATAAGACCGCAGGCTATCTGCTGTGCACAATCAGATGGGGCGAGACTAGACTTACCCATGAGTATTATTGGGGACCAGACCCAAAGAACAGATTTAGATGGTGGGTTTCGAAAGAAGCTTGCCAATCAAATTTGCCGGACGGTGGATTTGAAGATTCTGGCTATGAAATCGTGGCTTGGGCTAGAATGCCTGAGCCATACAGAAAGGAAATGTATGAATCTAAGAGAAATATTGCCGCATTTGAGCGGAGAAATGAGCAAAGACACGGAGCTGCTGAAAGAAACAGCAAAGCAGGGCGACATTGTTGTGCTGAATGTAAAAATGCCAGATGGAACACCAACAACAGTAAGCGCGGCGATTAAAGCGAAGTACCCACACGTGGTACATATGCAGTATCAAACCGCAAGGGGATATACCGTAAACACATCGTTTGCTTGGAAGAAGCTGTTAATGATAATGCTAAATCCAAACAGTATTGAAGATAATGAAGAAGGAGAGTGATCAACAATTTTTATTTACCATGGGGAAAGCAAAGAGCAATTGCTTGAAACAGCAACACGGCTGCTTCCATGTTTAACAGAAGAACAGCTTGCCTACATCATTGGAATGGAGCAGGCAGAGGAATATAAAGAAAAGGAAGGAGCGAAGGAAGATGATAAATCTGTACTTTGATGCGGAGTTTACAGGATTGCATAAAGACACAACCCTAATAAGTATCGGAATTGTATCTGCAAGCGGTGAATCATTTTACGCAGAACTTAATGATTTTGCAGATTATCAGATTTCACCTTGGATTAAGGAAAATGTATTGTCAAATACAGTGGTAAAGGGTGAGAACAAGGAGCTTGCAGAGTTGCTAGACAAGGAAAACACCGTATTTGTGGTTGGCAGCAAATATGAGGTACGAGAATCACTTCTTGAATGGCTTAAGCATTTTGAGAGCGATATTCAATTTGTGTCAGATGTATCTCATTACGATTTTGTTTTACTGGTTGATCTTCTGGCAAGTTCCGCATTGGAGCTTCCTAATTGCGTATCAGCAAGTTGCCACGACATCAATCAGGATATTGCAAGGGTGCTAAGAATTTCTGAAAAGGAAGCGTTTGATTTATCACGCGAACAACTCTTAACAAAGCTGGGGAAGCCACTTCCTAAAGGAGTAAAACACAATGCGTTGTATGATGCCAAGATCATTCAGGCGATTTATCGCCAGTTACAGTAAGCCTATGAAGTTAACAGAGGAGCAGCGGTTAGAACTGATTGGGCATATCTATAGAAGAGTGGATGCAATAGCGCCAAGGACTGGAAGGACGGCAACAGAAATTAAAAGAGCTAGGCAGAAAGCCATGAAAGGGTTGATCCGAAGCTTTTCAGATGAATTTGGCGTAAGGGCAGAGCGCTTATGGAAACAAAATGAAACATTGAAATTTAGAGGATGCAGCTTGTATGACTTACACGAGTTTATAGATTGCTACAATCCATCAGAGAAGAAAAGAAAGGAGAGAGCAAATGGTTGTAGTGAACAGCGGAGAAAGTTACCTCGGCGCAGAAATCCGCGAATGGTGCAGCCGCTGCAAGGAGCAGGATGCGGTAATGGTAAATACAAAGTATTACAGCGGTTTCAGAGAACCGAATGATGGAGCGTTCTACTTTGTTGAGAAAGATGGAGAAAACATTTCAAAATATAGAGTTGTGCGTGATTTGGTCAAGTCACCGCGGCTGTAGAAAGGAGACAGATGAGTAAAGAACTTGAAGCTGCAAGAGCATTGGTAAAAATGCTTGAAGAAAGAGAGCAGAGTAACAAGGTTAAACTGGAAAGTTTAAAAGCCGGAGAAACATTTTGTATTGGAGAGAATGATTATATTGTCCTCGAACAGCACGAAGGAAAAACCAAGGCTATCTCGAAGGATTTTATAGCAAAACATAAAAAATTTGCAGATGATACAGCAGATTACGAAACATCTGAACTTAGAAAATACACCGAAGCTGAAATTCAGCCGACTATTGAGGAAGAAGTAGGAGCCGAGAACTTAGTAGAACACACCGTAAGTTTAACAACGGTAGATGGACAAGACGACTACGGAGAGTTAACATGCAAGGTTCGCCCACTCACTTTTGATGAGGCCAGAAAGTATAACAACTTAATTGTTAATAATGATTTGGATGATTGGTGGTGGACTTGTACAGCATGGACTAGTCCAAACCGTGAATACAATCGTTCAATCACCATTGTTCTTCCGTCCGGCTACGTCAGCAACTGCAATTGCAACTGCGGCTGCGGCGGCGTGCGCCCAGTTTGTATCTTAAAATCTAACATCTTTGTATCGAAAGGAAAATAAATGGCTGAATTAACATTAGAAGCGTTGCAACAACAGTTCAATGATCTAAAGAAAAGAGTAAGCATCTTAGAAGGCAATTCAAAAAGAAAAATTGATGTTGAGCCTAAAGCAGGCAATCAGTTCAAACTTGCAGGGCTAAAATGGAAAATCCTTGATGTTCTTGATTCAGGCTGTATGTGCCTTGCAGAAAAATCAGAGTTGACGAGATTTGATCCAGACACAAATGACTGGAGAATCAGTGAACTGCGTCGGCATCTGAATAGTGATCTCCTTGAAAAAATAGAAAATGAAATTGGAGAGGAGAATGTTATTCAATTTGAAAGGGATTTACTGTCTGTTGATGGACAGAATCAATACAGAGCATGTAAAGACAAAGTTTCGCTGCTTACTCTTGACGAGTACAGAAAATATAGAAGTCTGATTCCGAATGAAGAGTGCTGCTGGTGGTTACTTACTCCATGGAGTACGTCGCACAGCGGATATTATACATTGACTACCGCTGTTCTTCCAGCTGGTCGCATCTACTACTATGCTTGCAACCTCGACTTCGGTGTTCGTCCAGTTTGTATCTTTTCTTCATCAATCTTTGCAGAAGAAATTAAACAGTAAAAAATTATTAAAAGGAGAAAGCTAATGAGTAATTATGTAAAAGCCCGATACGAGGGCAGTAAAAGAAGCTATTGCTTTGCAGCAGAGGAAGATTTAAAGCCAGGAGACGAAGCAGTAACTCCAAACGGCACAAAAGTCACAGTAGTAGACGAGCCAGTAGACCTTTCGTGGATAGAAGCTTACGGAAGAAGCAATATTAAGGTGATCAAAAGAGCACCAGAAAACAATAAAACTGAATAAGGAGAATAATTATGAGTGAGAGATTTGAGATGTGTGCTGGAGAACGTATAGGAATGATTGTTATTAAAGACAATCAAACTAAAGAAACAGGATTGGGATTTTTCAAAAGTAGAGATGATCTTAGTTTTTTGGAAGCGCTCAGAGACGCTGCGCAGGAATTACTAGATGTATTAAAAGCTGACAAGAATAATGACGCAGACAGTGCAGAGGACACAGAGCCGGAGCAGGAAGAGAAAAAACAGCCAGTTCCTTACAATGGCACAGTCGAAGTTGTAAAAGGTGATGACAAGCTTTTCCCGACAGGGTTGAAGTTTAAAGTGGTACAAGGCAAAATATCATATTTTTCAGGTGATTTAGCAAAAGACACTATCGCACTCGTGATGTTTAGCAGTTTTACACTTAAATCATTTAAGGAATTGAGTGAGTTATTAAACAAGATAGATATCAAGGTTAAGGAAGTCAAGGAGGGCAAGGAATAATGGCGGATACAGCAATTGTAGAGAGCGGAAAGCAGGCTGTGCAGCAGCCAACAAAGAGAGTAACCGATTATAGTCTTGGAATTTTCGGAACAAGCGATAACTTCATTATGGCTATGCAGATGGCAAAGGCACTGGCAAGCTCAACCATTGTCCCACAGACATTTCAAAAGAATGAAGCAAATTGTCTAATCGCCATTGAGCAGGCTCAGCGATTACGAGTAAGTCCAATGATGGTTATGCAGAATTTACACGTAATTCAGGGTAGACCGTCTTGGAGTTCAAAGTTCTTAATTGCTGCGATTAACAATTCTGGAAAATTCGATATGGAATTGCAATTTGAAGAGACACAGGATAAGGATGGAAAACCGTTTTCTTGTACGGCATGGACAACAAAAAACGGAAGAAAAGTCAATGGAATGACCGTTGACATGGATATGGCAAAAGAAGAAGGCTGGTTGAGCAAAAATGGCAGCAAGTGGAAAACAATGCCACAGCTAATGCTGAGATACAGAGCAGCTTCGTTCTTCTCTAGCCTTAACTGTCCAGAATTGACCATGGGTCTGTACACAAGAGAAGAAATGCAGGACGACGATTTTAAGGAATATCCAATAGAGAACATGAAGGAGCAGGTGCAGCAGGAAATTGCAGAAAACGCAAATTCACAGGTATTTGAAGAACCAAACGAGCAGAATAAGGAAGCAAACAAAGATGCTTTGCCACCTTTTATGTCTGCCTGATCAGGAGATAGCCTATGGACGAAGAAATTAAATGGAGAATAGAAGGGATTTTCAAAGCCAACGCTGCAAAGTGTCTGGATGAAATCGGAAGAGATACAGAGATAACACCAGAACAAGTACTAGAGAAAGCAAGAGACGAACAGTCAGAACTTCATAAGTGTTTTGAATGGAACGATAGCATAGCGGCAGAGAAATATCGCTTGCAGCAGGCAAGACAGCTTATTCAGTTCTTTGTAGTTATCCCAAAGCAGGACAATAAACCACCTATTAGACACTTCCAGATCACAAGTCAGAGAAATGCGTATATGCCAACAACGCATTTTGCAACACAACCTGACGAGTATCAGAAGTTGCTGCAGAGGGCTTACGCAGAGCTGAGAAGTTTTCAAAATCGGTATAAGTCGCTTTCTGAGTTAGAGAGCGTATTTGAAGAAATCGACAAGATAGCCGTCTAAACAGTTTTAATGCTTAATTCGAGTGTTCTGTGGATGGTGTAACGGTATGCACCATCCGAGAAAAGAAATGGCTCATATATCAAAACATAACAGTACAGCACATAACACAACACAGCACTGTAAATTTCTTGTGTCGCGTACCGAGTGGATACCAACAAAACAAACTGGTAGCATTTGCAGGCAGCATGAGTTGCCAATCATCACAAAACAAGACAGCACATAACAGGACACGACATGACATAACACAACATCACACGACATCGCATTTCATGTTGTCTGCAAGTGTTACCAGAACACTTGAAGCTTCCGTTTGAGACGCGGCATGAGCCGCAGAAAATAACATATGACAGTACAGCATATCACACAGCAGCACAAAATAGCACATAACATTGCATCACAACGTTCATGACGCGCCTCGAGCGAAAGCTTAGACCAAAACAAAAAAGGAGAACACAAATTATGACAAAGAAGGAAGAAACACAGGTTATCGAATTGAAACCGTTAAGCATCAAACAGGCAAGAATTACTATTGCAGGTGATGGGGACCTGGTGCTTAACAAAATGAATGATTGTAACGCCAGGAAGCTTACCGACGAGAGAAAGAACAAGGCTAAGGACACAGCAGCTACAAATGTGTGGGAAGAAGTGATCACATCTATGCACTGGTATGGTGGAAAGCCTACAGACTTCACAGAGGAAGGTTTGAGAGAAGCACTGACCAACAATGCACCGTGCATTACAGCATTTGGCTTGAAAAAATCATTTGGACAGGCTGTTGTTCAGAACAAGATTGACACTTACGCAACTAAGTTCAATGCCGCTGTAAATGTCATTGCGAAGGGCAATTTGGTTCCGATCAAGTTTGCAGAGCATTTCATTGATGAAAAGCTTATGTCACCAAAGAAAGGTGCTCCAGTACTTGTACGGCTGAATAGATTCAGCGGATGGAGTGCAACATTCACCATTCAATATACAGAGAATGCGTATTCTCTGGAACAGATTTTAAACATTATTCGTCTTGCAGGTTTTGGAAACGGAATTGGAAGTGGAAGAACAAGTGGATATGGTCGTTACCACATTGAAAGCGTTGAGGGATGAATGACATAGAACTTGAGAGAGGAGTTTTTTCAGATGATTCTAACGTGCTTAGCCAGCGGCAGTTCTGGTAATTGCTATGTTTTAAAGGATAACAAAGGCAAGATGCTTCTTCTTGATGCAGGAATCCCGATTATGAAGATCAAAAAAGGATGCGGTTGGAAGGTATCTGATATTGTTGGATGCGTTGTCACACACAAGCACAGAGATCATTCGGAAGCAGTAAGCGATCTGGAAGAAATGGGAATCCCAGTCTACAAACCTTATGAAAACAACTCCTATATCGGTGGATATGGTGAATTTGGAATTGTATCAGTTCCAATGAATGATGTGCATGGACACTTCAAACATACCGATGCAGACGGTACAGAGTGTCCGTGCTATGGATTCATCATCAAGCATCCAGAAATGGAGCGAATGCTCTACATTACTGATACAGAGTTTGTAAGGTGGCGATTTAAGGACATTAGCCACATACTGGTGTCTTGCAATTACCAAAAGAAGTACATTTCAGAGGATGTCACTGGTAAACGATTGCATGTCATTAAGGGGCATATGGAGCTAGAAACGTGTGCAGGCTTTATAGAAGCCAATACAACAGACACACTCCAGAACGTCATTATTTGCCATTTAAGCGCAAATAATGCAGTGCTGGAAGAAATGGTTACAAGAATAAAAGAAGTCGCAGGAATGGCAAATGTGGACGTTGCAGAAGCAGGTAAGATCTGGCAATTGTTTAATTACGAAACATGTCCGTTCCTGTAAGAAAGGAAAGCAAATGAGCAATAAAGAAGTCTTGAAGATATTAAAGAAGAAACTTGATACTTGCACCAGAGCAACTGAGCAAGCCTTGAAGAAAAAGGACTACAAGGCAGTTGAAAAATCAATGAGAACCGCGTTTGTATTCATGAAGGCACATAGCGCTCTTAAAAAGCAGATTCCACAAAAACTGGTTATTCTAGCAGACAAGAACGCATGTAGCTGCTCTGTATGTGGAAACATCATAAATGATTGCCTTGCTTCCTATTGTTCAAAATGTGGACAGAAGATTGATTGGGAGGATTGTTAAATGTCTATTGCAAAAAGTGATGAAATCAAAAACCTTTTGGTTAGCAATAGTGAATTGATGGTTGCGGTAGCATATCCACATACCTATTGTCGTGTAGTACCCCTACAAACGGCATGTGAAATAGTCAACAATATTCTCGAAAACAGAGACATGCATAAAACAATTGCAGAAGAACCAGTCATCTGTGCATCAAGTGAAAATGTATACGAATGGTATTGCCCGACATGTGGCACACGGTATGAATCAGAAGCAGGAGTTTGCGTACACTGTCCATACTGCGGACAGAAGATTGATTGGAGCAATTATGATTCTGAATGAAATTTTAAAGCTTATGAAATGCTTTCCTGGTAGCAGTATCAACAACGATGGATACTTGCTCTTAAACAAGCAGCGTTCTGGTTTTTCCATAGCTGACATTGAGAGCGAAGGAGATCTTAAATGTAAATTGCTTGAATATGTGTCAAGGGACGCTTGCAAAACAATGGTTTATCAGCAACACGTAAGGAACGTAAGATTTTGGAATAGAACTCGAAAGAGTATAAACCAGTATCTGCAGACAAATTTTTCTGATGATGACATGCTTGATATATACCAGTACTTAGGCAACGGTATCAGGCATAAGCTCACTAAAGAGTTTGTAGAAGGTGGATATGATCTAAAACTGATAAAGGAGGTACAAGATGGGTGAGATTAAGATCGGAACTCCTGTCTATCACGTAGAGGAATACCGATTAAGCAACTATGAATTAAAGCAGAAAGGATTCGAAGGGTTCGACAACTACGGACTTGAAGTTGTTGAATCGGTTGTCATAGCCGTGACGGACACACATTTTGATACGATAACTGAAAAACGTGATATTGGAAATAACGTGAACAATATACATCATTGGGAGAGATTAGCACTTGGAAGGGCAGTATTTCTGAGTAAAGAAGAAGCTGCAGAAGAAGCTGATAACCGTGCGCATGATATCCAGTTAGGATATCACTGCTCAAAATTTAGCCAGCGACCAATGTATAAGAATTGGCTACACTGGCAAGATACAGCTAAGGCAAAGGCACCTAAAAAACAAACAGGTCATAGATCAAACTTTGTCGCGAAAAAAACTACACTTCCAGAGGAGCTTTACATTGCCTGGAGGGATGGAAAGTTAACCGGACCAGAAGGTGCAAAGAAGATAGGTGTTTGCGTCACGACTTTTGAAAGATATGCAAGAGAAGAGCTTGCGAAGAGAGGCGATAGGCATACCGTCAAAACTGGCAATAAAGTGCCGCCAAAGCCTTTGCCGCCAATGTTTGATGATTGCTTTGAACAATGGAAGCTCGGATTGCTCTCAGGCGAAAAGGCGGCTAGACAATGTGGGATATCACATACAACATTCCGTAAGTATGCAAATATCCGATTAAAAGAGATTGGAGAGCAGAGGAAGGGAATCCAGAGAGGAGTGATTCTTCCACCAAACTTTACAGACGTATATCTGGAATGGGAACAAGGAGATATTGGATACAACGAAGCCGCAAAGAAATGTGGTCTTGAATATTACACATTCAGATACTATGCAGAGAAAAGATACAATGAAAGGATGGACGCAGGAGTGTTCCAGTATTAAAAGAAAGAAGGACCTCAAAGTGAAGAAAAATCAGCAAGTCTTACTGGCTAAAAAGCTTATTTTTTATCAGGCCATGACGGAAAAAGAGAAAAAAGATTTTCTTGAATCTATACAAACAATGTTAAAACCGAAGATTAAGGAAATAAGACCAGAGGAAGAGCTTATGTATACTCTTACAAGGCAGAGGGAACTAGGCAGAAGAAAGAAAAGAATCAAACTTTAAAGAAAAGAGGTGTTCCAGTTCTGATCAATATGCTTTTAGGCGTAAAAAATCAAAGAAGAAAGGAAGACGTGAAAATGAAACAGAAGGAGCTGAGAAAGAAGTACATGCAGATCATTAAAACTGAGGTATATCCGTGTAGCAGAGAAATGCAGGAGTTTTCAAAAAGAAAATGTGGCTACATTGTAGAGCTTACAGACGGTAAGATCATCAGATTATACAAGCCAAGAAAGCATGTTCCGTATGATTTCACTGAGATTATGGACAAAATTACCAGATTAACGTTGTGCCTTGAAGGCTTCTACGGGTGCAAGACATTTGTGCAGTATTTCGCATCATCAGACGATTGCGATCTGGTGCAAGAAGTTACATATTCTGGTGTAGAGCCAGAGTGGATGAAAGAAAAGGCAGCCAGAGGGCAGGAAAGAAATAGCGAAGATATCCAGAGAATGATTGATGGCTATAAGTATCTGCTGATGAAATACAAGGTTGGAGGTAAGAAATGAAAGTAACTAACATTTTACACGAAATTGCAGAAGTAGTGCTGATTGAAGAGAGCAAAAATAATTTCCCACCAACGATTACAGAAGCGTTGAAATTAGGCAATCTTCTTGCCTACACCAACTTAATCAAAATATACACGTTGACTGATGCACTTGTTTTTACTAGCACTAACATTGATTGTAACGGACAGCCTTATATTAGTGGCATAGAGTATATCACTATCGGAAATTTTAAAATTTATGATAATGGAGAATTGCAAAAAGACCAATTCGAAGCAGCTCTTCAAATGTTTAATGACTGTGAAATTTAATTAAATTACAGCTTTGCACAGATTACCTGATGGGTATGCAGGTTCGATTGCTACACGGAGTGGATATTTTCATTTTGAAAACCACCTTAAAAAGATAAAGCCAGAGATCATGCTAAAAAGCATATCAAATAAATTTAGGAGGTTCAATATGAACAAAGTAATTCTAATTGGAAGATTAACCAAAGACCCAGAAGTACGCTATACACAGGGTCAGGAGACAATGGCGGTAGCCAGATATACACTGGCTGTAGACAGAAACCGTAAGCAGGATAACGGCCAGAATGCAGACTTCGTCAACTGCATTAGCTTTAAAAAAAATGCAGAGTTTGCTGAGAAATTTCTGCACAAAGGAACAAAGATTGCTGTTACTGGACGCATCCAGACAGGTAGCTACACAAATAAGGATGGACAGAAGGTGTACACAACAGATGTAGTTGTGGATGAGCAGGAGTTCGTGGAAAGCAAGAAGAATACGCAGCCAGCTCCAGAACCAGCACCTGCAGGTGGATATGAAGGTTTTATGAATATTCCGGATAATGTGGAAGATGAAGGACTGCCGTTTAACTAAAAAAGAAGGGAGAGGTTTGAGATGATTATTGTAAGACAGGATAGAAACGCCTTTTACAACTGGGACAATGTAGTTGACATTTACATTAACGGACTTTCAAAAACAGAAATATTATTAAAACACGTTAAAGGCTCAAACGAGTCGACTGATTACCCAATTGGCAAATATAAGAACGCAGAAAATGCCAAGGCTGCATTTAAGAAACTTATAGAGAACATTTTAAAAGAGGTTCCACTTGTTGTTGTGCGAACCGATGAAGAAATTGAGAAAAGCATTCACTGTGGGACAGAATCAAGCTCAGAAGAGGAATAGGATGCATCCAAATATTTTTTTAAGGAGTGTGATCTGCGAAGCTTTTTAAAGCGGCAACATACGTATTTAACGATAGTTACGAATATACAAGAAGATATCAGGAATTTGCGAAGAAATTAAAAGAAGAAAATCAAGCGGAAGGAGGAAAAAATATTTGAAAGCGATTAACGAACAAATTACATCAGTTTATGACCGAATGCCCATTGAGATTACTGATTTGGTTGCCTATGTCGATGGAAGCTACGATCAGTCCACCAAGCATTTCTCCTATGGCATGGTAATATTGGAAAATGGCGAAGAAAAAGCCTTTAACAAAAGCTTTTCTGATCCAAGCCTTGCAGATATGAGAAACGTAGCAGGTGAGATCATGGGTGCTAGAGCTGCGATAGAGTATGCCATCAAAAACAATAAGAAGCGACTTATTATACGTTATGATTATGATGGAATAGCAAACTGGCCACTTGGAAAATGGAGTGCAAACAAAGAAGCAACAAAGTCATATGTAAAATTTGTAAGAGAGGCTGTGCAAAAAGTTCAAATCACCTTTGAGAAGATCAAAGCACATTCTGGAGACAGGTATAATAACTATGCTGACAAGCTTGCAAAACAAGCATTAGGGTTGGCTAAGTAGGAGAAAGATATGAGCAGAAGTAAAATGTATGGAATAAGGAGCGATTATACGGGAACGGTGCTTTTTGAATATCCCAATTCATGGCTTTTCTCTCCTAATATATGGGAAATGCTGCCGAATAAATATATTCCAGACTACATCGAGACTCCGTATGGATACAAGTTAATGATTATTGAACCGCATTACGGCCCCAAAGTATGGTCAAAAACAAATGAAAAGGTTAATAATTGTGATAATACACCAGATAGAGTATGTTGGGAACTTTCTAATCAGAACATTTTTTCTACCAATGACAAAGACTTAATAGCGGATTCAATTATTAAGTTTATGGAGCAGAATATCCAATATCTGGAAGCTTCAAAACCAGAGAATATCATTAAACGTTTTTCGGAAATTGCGAGTAACATTAGGTCTATTGACGAAAAAGAGTATCCGTATTTTGTTTTTAAAAATACTACCTGTGATGATGGAGTGGAGAAATGGTTTGAAAAATACGATGAGGAGACTGGGGAATACATTGAATGCTCAATGATTCAAAACAGCGATCACTTTCTGACAGAATTTGTACTTTTCAAGGATGGAAAGATTGATAAATTCGTAAGCAACGAGGATTATTTTAAAGAAAAAACTATGGCAGAGGTATAAAAATGTCAATGATATCTTGCTTTAGTACTAATACAAAGGCTGGTTGTGATGACTATAGACCGCTTTTGGGTACACAAATAAAGACAAGGCGGAACATGAGAAAAATTATGGTATTGTGCACAGCAAATGCTATTCAGAGTATGGCCTAAAAAGAACCGGCTGCTCTGGGTGTCCTCTTGGAAGGAATTTTGAAGAAGAGCTTTTGGCAATTGAGAAATACGAGCCTAAGTTTTTTAAAGCAGCTATAGGTGTATTCAGCGAAAGCTACGACTATACCAGAAAATATCGAGAATTTTTAAAAACAAAATCAAATAAAGGAGGCAGCAATTGAAGAAGTATTTGAAAGAAATCAAAGAAGAAGCTGCACTTTGCCAAAAGTACATAGATGAGTGCGATATATTCGCATCCAAAAGTGAACATGAAAAGCTTGCCTTGAAGATTGCTTCTAGCTGTGAACAGACTTTATCGGCACTTGCGGATGAAATCAAGAAAGACAGATGGATTTCCACTGAAAAAGCAATGCCAGAAGAACACGACAGTATATTTGCAAAGTTCAAAGGGACCGACAAGTGGTGCAATTCGTTTTGGGAAAAAAATTCAAACACCGTTTTAGTAGTACTAGTCAATAATCATGATGAAGATAATTTTGTAGTTGGAACAGGTAAAACCATTAACGGTGAGTGGACGACAGTACCAATGCTACTTAAAGACAGAATGCATGTTGCTTACTGGATGCCGTTTCCAAAATTTGAACCGAAGGAGGTTAAGTGTGAACAAGAATGACTTATCTAATGTGATTACGGATTCATTCAAGTCAAATGCCATTTTTCAATATGAAAATACTTGTGGAAAAACAGCTAAGATTCCTGCGACAGAAACAGATTTGAAAGCTTTGGCTACTTTAATGTCATCATTGCTAGATCAAGTGGCGCAGGATGACCCAGATATTTATAACAAATTAAGCGAAAATCCTAGTATTGATATAACTATCAAAGGCGAGGATTTATTAAAAGTTTTTGGTGGATTAACGGAGGTATAAAAATGTCAATGGTATCAAGCTACGCATTAAAGGATAAGAAGTGCATTTCGGTAAATATTTATAGCACTGACGCAGCTGCAATTCTTCGTGACTTCCTTATCAGGGTGGCTAGCAGCGGGTTGGAAAAAGGAAAATTCAGCGAAGCAGAAGTGGCACTCCACGATGCAAACGAGCTTACAGCAGCCTTGGAAGAAGCCTTTGAGGAAAAATCCAATGAATAAAGAAGGATGGTGCAGACCTAAAGTATGGTGCATGTATATATTTGACGATCAGTGTTGGATAGACTGTTTGCCACAGCAAAAGTGGCAGTTTAAACGTGAGGAAGGAGGTAAAGTTATTACCATTTTTAGTGAAAAGCGTCATATCAACTTTAAAATAGCAGAAGAAGAATTTAAAGCGCGTTGGTTAGAAATTGAGGTGAAAGGGAAATATGATAAATTTACCACAGAACGATTATCTCACGATTGAGAAGGACGGCCGCACTTATTCTTGTTGCACATTACGGCAGAAAGTGAAGCACACAATCGGGCTTGATTATACCACACGGAGAACGCTTTATAAACGCAATGGAAAGATGCATTTCAAGCCCACCAGAAATTACTTCAATGGTAAAGATGAGGAACTTGAAAAACTTGTTGATGCAGGTTACATGGAAAGCAGAAGATGTGGAACAACGAAGGAAAGCACCACATACTTCTTCACAAACCAGGGGCTTGATTGGCTAGAAGAGCAGCTGCACATCACAATCAGGAGGCAAAAATGATGGAAATATATAAAAATCTATTTATAGATCACCATTGCTTTTTTGTAAAACTTGGACGCAGACCCAAGTCATGTAAAAGTGAGCCGAGTGCAAGTAATGGATTTATTGTAGAACAGCAAGATGGCAAATGGACATGTGGAGCAGGCAGCTATTACGATGATACGATCAAGCACGATATGATTCTGATTACAAAGAGTGAGGGATTTATTGAACAGGCTATCATTAGCGCCGTACTCAGTGCGTATAAAGAAAGTTCTGGGTATGATGTGGACTCAGAAAAGTAAGGAGGTGCAAACGATGAATAAACGGCAGAGAAAGAAACAGTTCAAGAAACTTTATGGTATGAATCCAAAGCAGTATCAGCAGGCTATGCAACTGACATCGCTTGAAGAACCATTGAAAAGATTTATGGATTCAGAAACAACTACATTTACAGATTTGGGGAGTTGTTTTGGGAGAATCAAAGAAGGACTGCAAAAATCAGTTTCTGCTTTAGGAAAGTTGAGTTGTGAAGCATTCTGCTTTTGCTTAGAAGAACTTGGAAGGGAGCTGAAAAAATGAAGGCAAAAATGAAGTTTGAACGAACTAAAAGCATGACCTACTATTATTGCCCGATTTGTATGTTGAACTCCACAAATAAAGCGGAAATAGAAAAACATTTCCGTGAAGGACATCAAGTAAAAGTAAAAAAATACATACATTGCAATATTTGCGGAGAAGGTTGGGATGTATTGGCATTTGGAGAAGAGGGCGCCAGAAAGCGAGCAGAGCAATGCTGCCAAAGCCATATTGATAATGGGAAAGCAGATCAGGAAGCTAGCATAAGCTATTTTTATTCACATGGTCGGTTTGGCTATGTAAAAAGTGTGAAAGGAGGAGAGAGGAAAAATGATTTTTGTATTTGAAAAAGATAAAAGAGAAATTCATTGCTATAGTGAAGTCGATTGTCTATATCTAATTGGAAATAAAGTGCACATTTGCAATGTGGTTGAAGAATACAGTTCGGAAAAAATGGCAAACAAAGCATTTCGCACCATTCGTTTTCGAATTGGTTGGGGATATGAAATTGCCCGTAGTGAAGGATCAGTTGCAGTTCACATGCCTACAGAATATGAGTTGAATAACGAGAAAAAACAGTTTGAAAATCCGCTGTATACAATTGCAGTATACCGCATTCCACGTGATGAGGAATCTTTTCGAAAATATCTAAAAAACCTCTTTGATGATATCCTAACAGAAGTAGATTACATTATACAGGGTGATACCGTAGAGGATTTAGAAAAAGAATTGAAAGATAAGCCTATATGGGATGGGAGTTTTTATACTCTTTTCGAAAACTTACGCTATGAAGACATTGCGAGTGGGGAATTTCACTTTGGAGAAATTAAGAAAGAAATTGAAAGATTTGAAAGGAAAAAGAAAAGAACATATTGCAAGTGGGAACAAGAGAAAGATGTATTTCATATCAAAACCAATTGCAGTAGCGATGCTATATCTATCGGGACTGATTTGTTGAGCAAAATCAAGTACTGTCCATGCTGTGGCAGAAAGATTAAGTTTATAGGAGAAGATCAATGAAAAATAGTCATGACGACGCAAAACTAAATAGCTTAATGGGAAAAAATGTAAGGGTGACATTTTTTGAAGGTACACAGTCAGTTGGAAAGCTTGAACGCGATTTTGATGGGAAATACAGAGTCGATAACTGGAGGTTTCGTAAGAGCCATATCAAGAAAATAGAGGTTGTTGATGAATAAATACAGCAACATTGCAAAGGCAAAAGCCATAGAGCAGGAGAATAAAAAGCGACTGCTGAAAGTCAATCCCAAGCTGAACGATGAAAGCGGAATCTACATTTTGACCAGAAAGGATGAGAACGGCTTCCGGTTTGCGTATATTGGGCAAGCCATGCACATACTTAGTAGGCTGGCAAGTCATATGGTTGGCTACAAACAGCACATAGACCTGAGCCTTAGAAAGTACAAACTGTATTCAGTGGACAATCCTTATGGATGGAAGGTTGAACACATGAATGTTCCTCTTGATCAGCTTGATGAACAGGAAAAGTATTACATCAGATTTTATGCGGAAAATGGCTATCAACTTCGAAATGTCAGCCTGGGTGGACAGGGTGAAAACCGTTCAAGTGGAACTATAGGAGACAGAAAGCAACCTAGAACCTATTCAGAGGGCATACAGCAAGGCAAGAAAGCGTTAGCCAAGGAATTATCGTCTATTGCTGAGAAACACCTTACAATTGCCGTCAAGCTCGAAAAACAGGGTAACAAGGTTTCAGAGCGCCAGAGAGATAAGTTTATGGAGCTTATCAGTGTTGAGAATTATGAGGAACCAGGAAAGGAAATGACAGATGAGAGAAAATGATATTAAAACAGTTCCAGGCGAAAGTCATTTTAACTTTAAAGGATTTGAGTGGATTGCATTAGATAACAACGTAGACGGTGGCGTTCTAGCAGTTATGGCATCCAGTTGGAACGGGAAAGAGTATCGTTTCGATGAGGGCTGCCGCAACAACTATGCAAAATCAAGCTTGCGCAGAAAGCTAATCAAGGAACTGCTTCCTGTGTTGGGTGAAGATAATCTTATTCCTCATAAGGTTGATTTAGTAGCTGACAACGGGGATGACCGTTACGGCACAGTTACGGATAAAGTTTTTATCCTAAGTTGTGATGAATACAGAAAGTACCGCAAGAATGTTCCATTACTCCCTGAGTGCATGTGGACTTGCACACCTTGGTATATCACAGACTCCGGGTACTGTGACTACGTTTGCCTTGTGGACACAGATGGTGTTCTGCACAGCAAATATACGTACGGCACGAGTGGGGTTGCCCCTGCTTGTGTATTCAATCCAGAAAAAGTGAAAATAGAATATCAATTTGCAAATGTTAAGGAGAAAACAGAATGACAGTATATGAATTGATTCAGAGACTTACAGAATTTCCGAGTGATGCAGAAGTAGATTTTGAATTACAGAAAAGTTTTGGATGGCCAGCAGTAGTTGATACAGATGAAGGAACTAGACTGGTGACTGCTAATGTAAGCCTAAATGAAAGGTTAGACATAGAAAACTTTCACTTTTATAGACATAACGATGATTCATCAACTTTATATATTCATTTTAATTTTTAAAGGAGAAGTAATGATTAACGAGCAAGTTTTACTGAGAAAGATCAATGAACAGTTAAGAGACATGCCGGAGGCGCGAAACAAAGTCAAACGCCTGATTTATTCTATGGATTGGGTAGATTCAATCAAGCTGCCAGAAGAGGGCTGCAACCATGATGAAAGTAAAGATGATTTCAGCCATGGTTATGTTGCTGGATATTATGATTGTATCAATAAAATCAAGAAGCTGAATGGCTTAGGATGAAAACATGATTTAATTATAAAAAGCGCTGTTAGGGTTGGCTGCAGCAGCAGCTAACTTCCTTGAAAATAAGTATCTAAGTAAGGAAGGAGAGAACACATGAAGATCTGGACAGAAGAAAAGCTTATTGAAGAAGGCTACGATATCCGAAACGCACAAATCAAAGGTGCGGAGCTGACAATGGAAAATCACGGTTGCATATCGTTTGATGTCGTTGTTGAAGGTGCAGGTTGGGGATGCGTTTTTGGCGGATATAGTCTCGGACACGGTTATCTGGGGGCGAAAGAATTTAGTGGCTATGGTCCGGGAATGGAATCCATTGCTAGAATAATGGATACAGTCGGAGTTACAAAGTTGAGTGATTTAGAGGGAAGATATATACGAACCGCAGTAACTAGAGATAGAAGATTAAAAATTATTGGAAATATAATCAATGATAAGTGGTTTGATATCAAATCATTCTTCGAGGATGCACAAGAAAATGATAATAAGGTATCAGAAGGAAGCAATAAATGAGTATTAAGCATATTATCTTATGCATCGAATTTGTATTTCTTGCAGTTCAAATCATAATGGCTAGAGCTGCATACAAATCTCCGTTAAAGTACGGAAAAACTGCTGAAATCGTGAATATTTTAGCACTTATCGTTATACTGCTGTGTAACATAGCAATCATAGTTTTAAATATTATGGGGTGAGGTGGCACGAATGTTCAAAATAATGAGCCGAAACAAATACGACAGCCTAATCAGGGAGAATGCAGAGCTTAAAAATGCAAAGGTAAATCTTGAAGATAAACTGGATCAGCTTAAAGCAGAAAAAGCCATAAATAGCAAGTATAAATGTGGCGAATATTGTCGCGTTTGTGAGAATGGATACGAGATACCGAGCTATACCATAGGTCGTGATTATGGATGCTTGCTGAATACAGAATGCGAATCCTTTGTAAAACGTAAAGAATGAGAGGAGTTGAATATTATGCAGATAATTAAGAGTGTTTTATGCGTTACCATGCTTTTAGCTATGCTTTCTTACCACATAGGCCCAAAAAGGACTAGAACATTATTTAGAGCATTGTGGATTATCTCGCTGATACTTTTGTGGGTTTTGATTCTTTTATAACATTATGAGGTAAAAATGAAATTTATTGATTTTTTTGCAGGAATTGGAGGATTCCGCAGAGGAATGGAATTGGCAGGACATGAATGCGTTGGATTCTGCGAGTTCGACAAGTTTGCGACTGCAAGTTACACATCCATGCATTTACTCACCAAAGAGCAGAGAGAGTTCCTGGACAAAATGCCACTGAAACAACGGCAAAAAGAAATATTGAAGGAGGAATACAGAAATGGAGAATGGTATGCAAATGACATTAGAAGAGTGTATGCCGGAGACATTCCAAAAGCGGACTGCTGGTGCTTCGGATTCCCTTGCTTCGTTCGAGGAACTTATATTCTTACAGAAAAAGGATATATACCAATTGAAAACGTATCTGTCGGAGATAGAGTGCTTACTCACAAAGGAAGATGGAAAACAGTTACCTCAGTTATGCAGAGAGACAACGCAAGAATCTGGGATATCAACGGATTTGGCATCTTACCAACCGGCACAACAGCAGAACACCCGTATTATGTCACTCGCGTATCCGAACCAATTGAGTTCAAACCAGTCAAGGAACTCAATGATAGCTATTACTCCACAATGGTGTTGCCTGATGAAGAACCAAACAAATACAGCAAAGAGATCTGGTGGATTATCGGACGCTATATTGCTGATGGGTGGAGAGTTCGCAGACAAGATAGACCACGAGGGGGAAGGATTGTGTTTGCGGTCAGTGATAAAAAACGAGAAGAATTTGAACACCGACTGTCAGAAGCAAACTTACATGGAACTTACACTGAAGAAAGGACTTGTGGGAAGTATCATGTGTGCAATAACCAACTATACGAATACCTTGGTATATTCGGGGAATATGCATATGGAAAACGAATACCAAGAGAAGCACTGTGTTTGCCACGAGAAAAGGCCGAATACTTTTATAACGGATACATGTCAGGAGATGGCAGAAACGACAAAGAAGAAGCAACATCAACCAGTGCAGCAGTCATTCTTGGTATGTGCATTATTGCACAGCGATTGGGAAAACCTGTGCCAGCTGTCTATTATACTAAAAGAGATTCAAAGCGCACTATTGAAGGAAGGGAATGTAAACAAAGAGACACCTACACTTTTAGAATCTCTAACAAATCGGTTAAAGGATATTATCGTGGAAGATATGTTTGCAGAAAATTGTATCAGCCAACAGAATCTGATCAATACGAAACAGTATATAACCTTAGCGTTGAAGAAGATGAATCTTACATTGCAAACGGGGCAATCGTCCACAACTGTCAAGACATCTCCGTTGCAGGAAAACAGCTTGGATTTCAAGGAAACCGTTCAAGCTTGTTTTTCAGAGTTATGTACCTTATCGGACAACTCGAAGAAGAAAATAGACCCACTTACCTTTTCATTGAGAACGTTAAGAATTTGCTTAGCGTTAATGGAGGATGGGATTTCGCCAGATTGCTCATTGAAATGGAGCAGGGGGGTATGATGCAGAATGGCAAGTGCTCAACTCTAAGGACTTCGGAGTTCCACAAAACAGAGAAAGGTGCTTCATTATCGGACATCTTAGAGAACGAAGTGCCACAGAAATATTTCCTATCAAGGGAACAGACAGAGAAAATAGTATTTCAATAATTGGCCATCGAGACGGATTCAGAAGAAACACACAAGTGTTTGATCAAAAAGTAATTACCGAGGCATTAGATACAGGACAGGAAGGTGGAAGAGGACACCATGTTGCTTTGCCGTGCTTTGTAGATTTGAGTTATCAGGGGGTAGAATTAACAGAAAAAGCAAGATGTTTGCAAGCCAGATACAATAAAGGTGTTTCAAACCACAAAGCCGAGACAAGTGGTGTTGTAATTCCAGTTCTCACTCCAGATCGCGCAGAAAAGCGCCAGAACGGAAGACGCTTCAAAGAGAATGGCGAACCAATGTTTACTTTAACTTCACAAGATAGGCATGGAATTGCCACGAGTATAAGCCCTATTGGTGGAGTTTATACTGGAGTTTCACCAGAGTTCTATCGCGGAGTATATGAAGGCTGCTTTAGGTGCTTAAAAGCATCTACGCACGATAGTGGCGTTGCCCTAAAGTTTCAAAACATTCCGGTAAGCATGACACGCAATGTTATAGAGAGCCAAATCAACATTGCACACTGTCTTAACGCTAATGACTCAAGAAAATTTTTTGGCAAAAATCAACGTGGCAATGCTGTTATAAAGACCTTAAAGTTAATGGCCATGCAAATGAAACTAAAAATAATCGCACCACGTAGTAAAGTTCCAAAACTACGCAGTAAGCAGGGAATGTGTTTCAAATCTTTTTCTGATACCAGACCAGGCATGTTTGTAAAAATTTCTGATGAATTAACCATATATGCTGTCTGGTACAAAAAATATCAGTGTTACATAGCGATCAGAAAACTGACTCCAAAAGAATGTTTTAGACTGCAAGGATGGACAGATGAATATTTCGAAAAGGCAGCATTTGTCAATTCTGACAGTCAGTTATATAAGCAAGCAGGAAATGGTGTCACGGTAAATGTAATAGAAGCAATTGCAAAACAGCTCTAATTCGCATAAGGAGATAGCATGACAAATAGAGAGAAAAATGAAAATAAAATAATGGAAATCCTATTTAAAACAGGAGCACATCCTGCACTAACGAATAAAGGATTGACTGAGTGCTGCCACAATTGCAAGTCTTGCCTTTATCACATTGAAAAAGAAATCTGCGATAAAGCCTTTGTACATTGGTGTGGAGAAGAAGTACCAGAAATTGATTGGAGCCGCGTACCAATTGATACAAAAGTTTTAGTGAGTGATTCTGAAACTGGGCCTTGGTTCGCAGCCCACTTTGCTAAAACCCTTAATGGCCTTATAGTTGTGTTTAGCTTTGGTAAGACCAGTTGGACAGCTTTAGAAGATAATACTTTTTCTACATATCGTTTTGCTGACATTCCGGATCAAGAAGAAAGGGGAAAATATTTAAAAGATGAATAAGTACAATGAACACGTCAAGGAATCTATTGATTATTTTAATCATGAATTGGAATGCATGAAGCACCGAGTTTGTAACTGTGATATGCAGACAAGTTTGAGAGTTGGAAGGGAAAAAACTGCTTACGAAACAGCAGTAGAATGCTTAAAGAAGCAGCTTCCTCAGCCACCAGTTAAAGCAATTCACAAGTCTGTCGTCCATGAAAACAGAGGTGATCAACCACACGCATGGATAGAAAGCCACTGCGAGTTGTGGGAATGCCCGTGCTGCGGAAAGACAGTATGGAGTGGCATAAGTATTGCAAAGAAACTACCATATTGCTCAGACTGTGGGCAGAAGATTGACTGGGAGGAGGCCAAATAATAGAAAGAAAATGAGTGAACAAATGAGAATTACCGTGGATTTAGATGAGGCGATTTGCTTTAGTGTATAAGGAGGAATGGGAAAATGGCTGAACAAATTAAATTTGAGATGGATTCCGATGAGGCATTTGACATTTTGAAGGATATCGGAGAGGCAGAAAACGAGTTGGGAAAGCAGTGTTTAAAAGATGGATTAAAAGCACAAGCGATTGAGTATTTTAAACATGAGGCTACATGCGAAATTGCGATTAAAGCAATCGAAAAACAAATTCCAATGAAGCCAATCAAGATCACAGCAAATGGAGTTTACAAATGCAAATCTTGCAGTTATCTCATTGCGTACATCCCAAACGCAACAAAATATTGTGATCAGTGCGGACAGAGACTCTACTGGAAGGAGAAATAGACGTGAACACGGAATTAATTGTAGAGTACGAGAACGGAGAGGTACACGAGGAGCAGCCAGAAAATATTATTTTTGCGGATAGCAAAGCATATGTTTTTCTGAGAGCGGAGGCAGAGAATGAAAGTGTATAAAAACCCTTTCGTGAGCTATCCGTGCTATTTTGTAAAAACGGGAGCTGGATGGTCTGCAAGAGGGGAGGCATCGAAGAGCAAAGGATATGATGTGGAACTGCATAATGGGGAATGGACATGCAGAGACGGTTGTTATTATGATGATACAATCAAGCATGAGTTGGTTCTGGTAGGCGAAAATAGAAAGTCCATTCACAGCATCATAAAAGAAGCAGTAATTTGTGCAGTATTAGAGCTTGTAAAGGAGGTCAAATAATATGTATTACATGGATGATGAAGATTATTTCGGGCCGAGCGAGTTTGACGAGAAAATCGAAGAACTTAAAAACGAGCTTCGAGAATCTGTAAAAAAGGAAGTTAAGGACGAACTTGAAAAGCTGCGCGAGGAAAACAAAAAATTGCAGGGCATCAAGGAGAATTTTGAATCCATAAAGGAAGATTATGAGAGAAAGAAAGCAGAGTACAAAAGTGCAATGAAAAAGGCTGGAACCAAAGCTGCACGAGCTAGGCTGAAAGCGTTAATGGAACAATTTAAGACTGTTATGTGGTCAGCAAATTGGAGCTACCAGTACAAAAAGAAATGCGACAAGTGCGATAAGTACAGAAAAATCAAAGTGGCATTACCATCTGGAAACGTGGTATACGATGATTGCAAATGCGGAGAACGCAAGAAAACATATCAGCCGAAAGAAAATCTGCTATATATGCTTAGTGATACTAGTGGAGAGATTACGGGCTGGTACAAAGAAGTTACAGATGGGTATTTCGACACAGTTGGTCGTAGCGCATATGCAATAGTGGATCACAACAAAGATTTCAAAGAATTAGAAGAAAGCTTGTGGCATACATTCTTCACAACAGAAGAAGAATGTCAGGAGTTCTGCGACTACATGAACAGAAAAGAAGAAAATTCTGGATATGATTACGACTTGGCAGGAAAACTAATTAAGGCTAGAGAGGTGTAAAAATATGGTTAAAACAATTTTTGATAATCCGTCAGGCATCTTAGCATTGATACACAATTGTGTATTTATAAAAGATGGTGAAGTATGGTACAGGGATTTTGAACGCGAAATTCCACTTATGGAGCTTGCACGGAATCTGAACAAAGCATACGGCGATTCTGAGGCATCAGCGATGAATGATGAAGCATTTAGTGACAAAATGTATGTCGATTCGCAATTTAAGCTAGAGGAAGATATTAATAGTTTTATTGCCACTTTTTACATGGCACTTATTGGAATGGCGGAAAATCGAGAGCGCTTGAAAATATATGAAACAACAGGATTGCCAACAACGGGGCATCCAGAAGTACTACAGGAATGTATTGATACTTACGGAGCAGATAAACAAATCGACCAGACGATTGAAGAAATGAGCGAGCTGACAAAAGCACTACTTAAACATCGCCGCAAGGCAATTCAGTTGGAGGGTGGAAATGTAAATCCAACGCCTGACACAGACCTGGTAAAAGCCAGAACAGATATCCTTGAGGAAACCGCTGATGTTATTATAATGTTAACCCAAATCATTATGATTTTTGGTGGCAGAGATTTTGTTGAAAGAATAATAGAATCAAAGGTTGACCGCCAGAAAAAGCGCTTGAGAAAGGAGACAGATGGTCAGGATTATTGAAGCAGAAAACGTAATAACTTGCCCTGAATGCAATGCAAATCTAAGTTACGGAGAAGCTGATGTGTTTTTTAACAAACTAGTCTCCTGTGAACACAAAAGTTACTACAATAAATGCGTAATGTGCCCCTGTTGCAAAAATAAAATTGTTGTTGCAGATGGCGCAGTATTTGTTGAGCCGACAGACGTAAATGGCGTCCCGATAGACACAGATGGTATCTTAATATACACAGATGATGTACTGATTACAGATATAAGAAGAAAGGAATAACGAACGCCCGGTAAACCGGGTTGATGCGCAGTGATCTGTGGTGGCGTATCAGAAAATTTAAACACCGTGGCTGAAAAGGTGTGCAGTGGAAACGCTGCACACGCAATTGATAGCAAACGAATTATGATCCACGATACATGCATTTGAGACTCAAAATAATGAATAAGAAAAGGAAAAGGTGATATGAAGATTAAAAACCTTGAAAAATTTATTAGGAAGATTCAAAAATCTTTTTCAAAGGCAGGAATAACTACAGTAATAGAAAAAGGTCTTCCCCCTTATGACGCTTATGAAATTCATTCGAAATTCAGAGATTTAACAATCAAGATTGCAATTATTTATGACGAAAAAATGACAGCTTTTTACTTTTATAGGGACGGGCTTCACCACTGCGACATTACAATTTATTCGACTTATTTTGATACACAGAAGCACCTCATTGAAGCCCTAAGATTGATTGCAACTTCGAGTTGCAAAGTAAGATAAAACACTATCCCTCACGGTAGCCTAACGGCTTGCAGGTTCGACCCCTGCAGAATGCAGGAGGTGAGGAAATGTTTTACATAAAAGGTCAGGAAGCCAACAGCTTGGTTGATTTACCAGAGGAGAGCCATAAATAAACGGCAGAGAAAGAAAGAAAGGAAGGTGGTAAAAATGACAAGAAAAGAGTTGATAACTCAAATCAAAAGTAAGGGCTATGAGCCTAGAGTAAAAAACGTTGTGAGCTTGCTAACGTCTAATGGTGAGGGTGATGCAGTTACGCTAATCATCTCTTTGTATGATGATTTAAATGAGCTAATGGACGTAAAAAACAAGAACGTATCTTCAAAAAAATACTTTGATGATGAATGCCTGAATGAGGCATTTAACGATTTTGTTTCCATGAGAGCAAAGATTAAAAAGCCCCTAACCGCAAATGCTTTGAAAAGAGCAATAGTCAAGTTGGAGAATCTATCTGGCGGAGACATTGAGCTTATGATCAAGATTTTAAACCAGTCTGTTGATAACTGCTGGGTAGGACTTTTCCCACTGCATGATGCTGGCTATAGCTTTAAGGGCAAGCAAAATCCACAGCGTTCACAACTTGATGCAATTTTAGGAAGTATTACGGATGACTAAAAACGAGGCTAAGAAGTTAATGGCGGTAATGACTGTGTCATATCCAAACTACAAAATTGCAGATATAGAGCTTACTGCCACTACATGGGCAAATATGCTATCTGGCTATACTTACGAGCAGGTTAGTGCAGCACTCAAAGCATACATACTTTCGGAAAACACAGGCTTTCCACCGTCAATCGGTCAAATTAACGAAAAGTTAGTCGCTTTGAGTCAAGCAGACACGCCTACGCCGTTGGAAGCGTGGTCTTTGGTTCGGATAGCTGTCAGAAACAGCACATATCATGCTGATGACGAGTTTGCCAAGCTTCCACCAATTATCCAGTCAACAGTTGGAAACGCAAGGAATCTGGAAGAATGGGCGAAGGGACAAGCAACTCAGTTTGAGACAGTTATTCACAGTAATTTTTTAAGATCATACTCCGCAGAGATTGCGAAGCAAAAAGAATGTCAGAAGTTGCAGGGAAAGGTTTCAATTGCATCCGAGCAACCAGAGTATTTGCCAGAACTAAATATATAAGCAAAGCACAGTTTTATAGACTATTTTAAATTATAATGAGCTTTAATACATTAAAATAGTCTACTACCTAGAAGGAGGCTTTATGACACGAGCACAAAGGAGACGGGCTGAAAGAGAAGCAAAAAAAGGAAACAAAGTCGTAGAACAGCGAATCACAGGTGCGGAAGAAAGCATAAGAATTGCTTTGTTAAAAGAAAATATTGCACGAGACGTTGATCGCAAGCTTTATGACAAATACTATCAAAAAGCAAATAAAGACGCTGTGGACAACATATACAGCATCATATTAACATCATTTGGACTTGCCCTGGCAGATACTTGTCCTAATTGGAAGGCTGAAGCAATTGCAAAACGAATCCAGAAGACAATGGACTATGTTGACAAATTCTCAAAGGAATACGACGGAGACATTGAACGTTTTATGAAAGAACTCGAAGATAGAACCGGATTCTCGTTTGAGATAGATTCTGTAAGCGGAAAGGATGAATAGTATGGATTTTTTAATTGGTTTAATAGCAGGGCTATTATTTGGCGGAATTACTGGTGTGCTTGCAGTTGCTTTGTGTGCTGCATCAAGCGCAAATGAAACCGATGACGAAAGAAAGAGGGAAAACGATGAGAATTAAGCATTTGAAGTTGGATAATTTTTGCAGCTTTTACAATGGAAAAGCTGTAGACACAGATCTATACAATAAGACAGAGGTATCTGGATGTAATGAATCTGGAAAAAGCACAGTTAAGAGAGCTATTTTTTGGGTACTGAATTGCAGGGGTGAGAACGGCGAAGAAATTACTGGAATCAGGCCACACGATAAATTGGGTAACGAGATTAACGATATCGAGGTTACAGTCGAGATGACCGTAGAGCTTAACGGCTCCAACAAGACATTTAAGAAGGTTTCTCGTCAGAACTACAACAAAAAGGGTGACTTCACAGGTAATGTTATTGACTATTATATCAATGACATTCCTAAAAAAAAGTGTGACTATGAAGATTTTATTGCAGAAAAATTGGTTCCTGTGAGCGAACTTTCGAACTTGATCAACGCCAAAACGCTCTTGTCAAAGAGTACTGCTGACTGCAGATCAATTTTAGAATCCACCTTTGGAACGTGTTCCAATGCAGAGGTTTGTGAACGTTTTCCGGAGTTCTCCCCTCTTCTTCCACTGCTGGATGATGGCAGTGTTGATGAGTTAAAATCAAAATTTAATACTATGCTGAATGGCAGACGCGGAAGGAATGGCACTAAAGGACTGCTTGATATTCGCAAAGAGTTTCCAAGCCGCATTGATGAGGTGGAAAAGCAGAAAATTGTCATTGATGAAGCCTTGGTAAACAGTCAGATTGCAGATATTGAAAGCAGACTGAAAGATAACCAGAGTAAACAAGCTGATGTGCAGAAGGCATTTGATGAGCAACGTACAATTCAGGCACAAATTTATAAGTTAAAGCAGGAGCAATTAAAGGCCGCTGATGACGCTAATGCTGAAAACAGGAAAAGAATTGCCGATTTAGACGCTCAGATTATGGCAGCAAAGGAAGAACTTTTCCTATCCAACAGTAGTTTAAATGCCAAAGAGCATGAATTGCACCAGATTGACTCCGAGATTCGGGATCTTGAAACTAAGCGTTTGAAGCTTTCAAGTGACTGGAAAAGCAATAAAGATATGCAGTTTGATGAAAATTCGCTGATTTGCCCGTATTGTAAGCGTGAGTATCCATCTGATCAGCAGGATGAAATGCGAAAGCATTTTGAAGAATCAAAGGAAGAAAAACTACAGGAAATCACAGACAATGGAATGAAATGCAAAGAAATCATTGATGCTTTGCGCGAAAAGTTCAATGCTGCAGATGCAGAGCTTTCTGCCCTTCGTGAAGAATCCAATAAAAAGTCAAAAGTTGTCGATGATTTAGTTGCACAGAAAAAAGCTATATCCACTGTACCTCCAGCAGAACCAGACGAGGCAGCAAAAGCCAGATCTGCAGAAATCGCAAAGCTTGAAAGCCAGTTAGAAGCAAATACTGCAAATGCAACGTTTGCACAGCTCAAGGCAGAAGAAAATAACCTTCAGCATCAGTTATCTAGTCTAAAAGCAGAGCTTGCAAAAACTGAAATAAATGCCAAGATTGACGCAAGAGTTGCAGAGCTTAACATCGAGCGCCGAAAGAATGAGCAGCTAATTGCAGATACGCAGGCACAACTCGACTTGCTCAAACGCTTCAACATTCGCAAGCACGAGCTTTTAGAAAGCAAGGTAAACGAGTATTTAGAGTACTGTCAAGTGAAATTTTTCAGACAGCTTGTGAATGGCGACCTAGAAGAAACGTGTGATTTCTGTGTAAACGGTGAACCATACGCTAGAAACCTTAATCACGGTGCAAAAATCTTAATCGAGACAGATGTTTGCAAGGCTTTTCAGAAGAAATACGCTACTACCCTTCCTATCATCGTAGATGACTCTGAATCTGTTGATAATTGGAAGATACCGGATATGGATAGGCAGCTTATTATTCTCAAAAGAACTGATTCTAAGGAATTAACAATTAAGGAATCATGATGTGATCCGTGAAATTACACAAACTTACCCAGTCTAAGCTTGATGATTACAAACTTAGAAGTAATTTCACGGACGATGAAGAGATAACATTTGATATGTTATCTAAAGGCAAATCTATCAGCGAAATAGCAACCCGGTTATCTGTGTCGACTAGAACGGTTGATCGCAGGATTGCCGATATAAAATCAAAAATCAACCAACTATAAATAGTCCCCTGGTATTTATGATGCTAGGGGACTATTACAACATTTTTTAACATTATTTTACTGTAAAGAAACGTCACATGTATAACCTTAAAGATATTTTTTATAACTTTTTAGTTCTAACTATTGACTTTTTAGTTCTAACAATGTATCCTATAACTGAGAAAGGAAAAAACATTATTTTACTGTAAAGAAATGTCAAATTAGGTTAAGAATTGTAAAATAATGTAATCACAAAGGAGGTTTCACTATGAAAGTAATATGTATTGCAAACCAAAAAGGTGGCATTGCAAAGACCACAACAGCCACTACACTTGCTTCAATTTTAATGTCACAAGGTAAGAAGGTCTTGCTTGTTGACGCTGATCCGCAGGGCAACAGTACGGACACTTATAGAGCAGTGTCCAAAGATACAGCAACTCTCTACGATGTTATTTTAGATATTGAAGATCCGCTTCCAATTGCGGAAGCTATTCAAAGAACAGAAATAGGCGACATAGTTGCGTCCGATCCAGAACTGAAAACAGCAGATCAAAGATTCCCAAGCGATGGGAACGAATATTTTAGATTGAAGGATGCTCTTTCTGAATTAACCGGTTATGACTATGTTATTATTGATACAGCTCCGGCAGATAATAAGCTGCTAAAAAACTGCTTAATTGCTTCCGACAAGGTCATCATTCCTGTCACTGCAGACCGTTATGCCATTCAAGGTCTGTCAGAGTTGAATAGAACCATCACAGGTGTAAAGAAAAGAAATAATCCTAACCTAGAGGTTGCAGGACTCTTGCTGGTGAAATATAAGAGTCGCCAGCTCCTCGCCCAGGAAGTTAAAGCTTCTTTGGAAGAGATTGCCAAGCAGCTCAACACAAAGGTTTTCTGCACAACTATTCGCGAAAGCATTGCTGTACAAAAGGCACAGGCAACCAGAACAACACTCATGAGATTTGACTCAAATTGTAACGCCGCCATTGATTATGCACAGTTCACAAAAGAACTATTAAGGAGTGATTATAGATGAGAAAGAAAGATAACACCACTACTACTTCTTTTGATGTGACAGCTGGCATTGATTTTACAGATACTAGTGGAACTGAAATTCCAAGCATCCAGCCGATGGAAAAAAAATCAGTTTTTGTCTCCGCTCCGGTTGATCCGAACAGAGTATATACGCCTGGATATAATCCAACTCCGAAGATTGGTCCCAATGGTGGGTATGTAGGCCGCAGAGAAGTCCCTGCAGCTGAGCGCAAGATCCAATTCAGTGTATCATGCACAGAATCGCAAAAGGCAGCCTTTTCAGAAGCTGCTCGTAAGTCAGGCCGCACCCTAGCAGGATTTGCTTGCTTTGCCATCGAGGAATACATGCGGAGACATGATCTATAATTCTCTACCTTATTTGACATTAAAAAAAGGTTTAATAATGTAAAGAGCTGTTAAAAATTGTTAAAAGGAGGATTTTATTATGGTAAGTAATGAGATTTATGAAAGAATAGTTGGCGTTAAGAATGCCATCGCAGATGGGAAATTCGACGATGTAATATACGAACGAAATTGTACAATTGCAGAATCATTACGACGCTTGCTATCCGCTAATAATATGAAAACAATTGATATTGTATCAGCATTAACTGTGTTTGCAAGTGGTGAGTTTACAATGGCATTTAATTACATTGACAAATTTGATTTACCAACAACTGAATTATGCTGTAACATGTATAAACAAGTTAAAAAAGATTATTACAATGGATATGTAGATTTATTTATATGGCATACAGAAAGCAGCAACATATGCGGCAGATATCACGCGATACGAATATATAAGTCTGGACATATTACAGAATATAAGGTCAAATTAGAAAAGACATGGAGCAATGATTTTGAAATGTACTTAACACATTATGAGATTTATAATAAATCCAAAAATAGATCCTATTTACGTAATCAAAAAATAAAATTTTGGTAATTTTATCACAAGATAACTCTTTACTAAAATTAAAGAAAGGAGGCATTTTATGGAGCAAGTAAACTTGATACCGTTTTACGCTTGCGCTATCGCGTTTGCACGCCATATACGATTAGATTTAGAAAACGAATACAGCAAGAATGCTGTGGCTTATTATAACGCTGCGAAGCAGAGCGAATATTACAACACTTTATTTTCGGAAGAACTGTCTCTACAAACAGAAGAAGCTTATAAAAAAGCACTCGGAATCGTCGAATATAGCTACACAGAAGATGAACAAGCACAGACTTCTTTGGATATTCTTTTCAAAAAGGGATACAGAAAGCTATACAACATTTTTAAAAGGCTTCCAAAAGACGAACCGCTTCATTTTGATAGTGTAATCGGAGAAGTCATTTATGCAAAGCTTGCAAAGTCAGATCATGTTTCGGACGATAATTTTAATGGTCATTTATTTGCAGGCTATTACTTTTTAAATATGTGGCCACAAGAGTTGGTACAAGAACGTAAAAAATGTGATGAATTACTTTGCTTTATTGCAAACTACGGATACAATCCAGAACGTAGAATACAAAAAGGCTTAAAGAAATATGACTGTGCTTTTCAGGAAAGAGCAAAATCATACATTAGTCAACTTCCAAAAGATTTATTTAAGCAGATCCAGTTAGCACCAAAAGATGAGGAATTTGGATACACTACAGTGTTTGACATTGAGTCACTTTCAAGTGTTTCTATTTTTTCTGAATTGCAGTTCACACATGAAGATCTGGAAGCACTAGCAATTGCTTATACGCACGGAAAAAGAGGAGGAATACGTGAAGATTTCCTGACTTATGCAAAATATACGAGCTATATATTAGCTATGTGTAAGGCATATAAGCAGTCTAAAGAATACTACTTCCAACACAATCGCGAAGACGTGTATATTGAAGTAGAGAGCATTAAAAATGAATTGCTTCAAGCCAAATCTGCATTATCTGAATCTCAGGAACGCAGGATGTCTGAACAAAAAGCTTGTACTGAGCAGGTTCAGTGCTTATCTGATCAGATAAAACTGCTCAAGCAGAAGAATGATGCACTAAAATCCGAACTGCAAAAGGTAGAGGGTGAACGCAGGGAGCTTTATGCTTTACGAGAGCATATGTTTTCACTGAAATCTGATTCGGAAACCGAAATTGTAAATAAGCTATCTAAAGAGCAAATTCAGCAATTAAAAAACATTAGTGGTACAATTGTTGGAGGGCATCCAAACTTGATAAAGAAGCTTAAAACTTATCTTCCGGATTGGCAATATATCAGTGCAGGAAATGTCAGCACTGTGCGCAACGCTGCATTAAAAAAATCTGACTTTGTGTTCTTCGTAACTGCTCACCTGAGCCACAAACTGTATTATGCCATGATTGCACAGGCTCAAGATTGGAATGCAAAAATCGGATATTTGAGCCGTATGAATATAGATTATGCATTGCAAGAAATATATATATTAGCAAATAACAGTATTTAACATTATTTTAATGTAAAGAACTGTTAAATAAAGTAAAGAACTGTAGAAAGAAGGAAATATATGAAAAAAGAATTTAACTTGCTTGATGAAAATTGGGTGCGTGTATTGCTTCCAGATTATACTATTAAAGAAGTTTCACTTAAAGAAGTTTTCACCCACAGTCATGAATACATGGATTTGGCAGGTGAAACAGATACTCAAAATGTCGCAATGATACGGCTGCTTCTTGCAATTGCTCATTCTGGATTTGCAAGATTCGACTCAAACGGTGATGAGATTCCGCTTTTGAACAGGGATGAAGCAATCAGCCGTTGGAAAAGCTATTGGAATCTCGGTCATTTCCCAGAAGCGTTTTTAAAATATTTAGAGGAATACAGAGAACGTTTCTGGCTTTTCCATCCTGATGCTCCATTCTATCAGGCAAACGAAGCTAAAAAAGGAACTGCTTTTGGTGCTGCAAAGTTAAACGGAGAAATTTCTGAAAGCAACAACAAGGTACGAATTTTTGCAACAAGAAGTGGAGAAGCAAAAATGCAACTAACATATGCAGAAGCGGCTAGATGGCTTCTTTTTATCAACGGGTATGACGATGTTTCTGTAAAGCCAAGTAGGGCAGGTTTGCCTTCAATCAGTATTGGATGGTTGGGGCAAAATACTATTGTTTACGCAATCGGGCGAAATCTTTTTGAAACACTTATGATGAACCTAGTTCCTTTACAGAATGGTAATGGAGAATTGTGGCCTAAGCCTTGCCCGATATGGGAATGCTTGCCGCGATCCGATGAGCGCAAAAAGATTGATCCACCTTCTACCCCAGCGGAATTATTCACGCACCAATCGCGCAGGATATTTCTCAAGCGTGAAAATGGGGTCATAACCGGATTTAATGCATTGGGTGGGGAGTTTTTTGATAAAGAACGCGTTGTAGCTGAAACCATGGCACTTTACATTTTAAATAGTAACAGTGCTAAACCACTTCGCCTATTTAACGATGTTCCATTGTGGCAACTACTCGACAAGATACTTTACAACAATCAAGATACTGTTACATGGTTGCGCTTAATCGGAATTAGCAGCGCAGGCTTTCAAACTTGTGGAATGATGTATGACTCCAAGGCGATGAAATTTGTTGATGAATGTTCAAAAAGATTTACAGCAAATCTCGATCCTAACTTTGCAGATTACATATCTGTTGGCATTGAGCTGTGCCGTTATATCACAAATGAAATTGGCGTATTGTCATACAACATTCAGTTGGCTAGTGGCAAGCAAAATCCAACTGAACTTAAAAAATATGAGTTTTCTAGTGACCTGGATTTGATTTGGGCCAGATTTCTTTCGTCAAATGCCGCCGAATTTAAAATTTTCCAAAAACTAGTTAAGCGGTCTGCATTGAGCTTTTCCAAATCTTTAATTGATAATGCATCCCCGACGTCATTTAGAGGTCGAATAGTTACGGTGAATGGCAAGGAAAAGTATTATTGCACAGCAAAGGCTTATAATTCTTTTTTATATTATCTCAACCGATTGATTCCAGAGGAATCCAATAGTCTTGAAACTATAGAAGAACATTTAAGCTCTTACAAGGCAGATCTTAAACCGAAGGAGGAAGGTGAGTAAATGGAAAGCAAAAACACATTTTCGAACATTGTAAAAACAATAATGTTTAAGAAAGAGATGGACGGAGTTCAGCTTGCAAAACTGTTAGGGTGTTCTCAATCTAACGTGTCCAAAAAACTTAGGTTAAATAATTTTAGAGAAAGTGATATACGTCAGATATCAGAAGCGTTAGGATACGACGTCTCTATCAAACTCACATCAAAGGACACAGGAGAGGAATTGCAGATGTTGTAATAGTGTATTTTACATTTCTTTACATTATTTAACTTTATTTAACAATATTTGACATTTATTTACAGTAAAATATTCTTTGAAAGAGTTGTCGGTTTATCTGGCAGCTCTTTTTGTCGTTAATATGTCGTATCCCTGTCGTTTTTACATCTTATTTTTATGGCACAATACAGTCAGAATAAGAGGAAGGAAGGTGTGAATGATGTTTCCTGAATCATTTTTAACTAAAATATTTGAAAGACCAGATGTATGTATGATTCCAATGCAGTATCAATCAGCAATGATTCAGGCCATTGGAGAGGTCCTTGATGAGGAAGGAGTGATAATCGACGATGCCGATACCAAATCAGATGTATCAACCGTACAGCCAACAGACAATGTATGGCCAATATAATAGTTATTACCCGTATCAATATCAGCAGCCGCGTTATGATCTGCAGCAAAACCAACCGCTTTTTAATCAACAGCAAAGCATTCAGCCACAGCAGCAAGCTGGATTGAACGGAAAGGTCGTGCAAGCTGTCGAACAAATTACTGCGAACGATGTACCTATGGACGGCTCAGTTGCCGTATTCCCAAAGCAAGACATGTCAGAGATCTATACAAAATCGTGGAATGCAGATGGAACCATTAGAACGATTGTATATAAGCCGTACACAGCTTCACAGCCAAATGCGGCAAATAGTTCAGCCGACATGTCCAAAATGAAAATAGGGCTATCTGACGAGGCTACAGAGGCATTTATGGCAAGATTTGATAGCCTTGAAAAGAAGTTTGATGAACTGATGCCTAAGATAGCGCCTAAAAGGTCCGGAGGCTTAAAGAAGGAGGCAAATGAGAATGAATAATCCATTTCAGCTATTTCAAGCCATGAGGAATCCACAACAATTTTTGCAGCAAATGGCCGGAAACAGCCAAGCCATGAGCAATCCTATTTTAAAAAATGCTATGGATATGGCAAACAAAGGCGATACAAAGGGTGTAGAACAATTAGCACGCAACCTTTGTAAAGAAAAAGGGATAAATGTTGATGATGCTGTTCGCCAGATAAAAAGTCAATTTGGAATAAAATAATGGGTGAAATTTTATCACCCATTAGAAAAACTACTTATACACTTTTTCTGTAAAAGCTCTTTCAACAGTCCAACCTTTTCGGAGGCGATTATGAAGAACATCCCAACTTATTCCGAGCAAATCAGACCATTCTTTTAGAGTTTTGGTTTCTCCGTTATACTCTATATTCAAATTATTTGATTTGTTTATAGCTTGTTCTCCAGAAGTTGCCCAACGACAATTATTTGGCTCATAGTTACCATTATTGTCAATTCGATCAAGTGTGTAGTTCTCAGGACGTCCACCAATAGATTCGGACCATTCTACAAATTTCCAAAAGTCATGCCATTCTTCGCACACGGTTATTCCTCGTTTGCCATATTGGTAATACTTTGGATGGTTTGGGCTTTCACAACGTCCGATCATGTTTTTCCATAGCCCATATAGTGGATTTTTAGTTCTTCCATCAATATATGCCGGACTATTTTTTAGCAAACAACCGCAACTTTTCACTTTGTGATTTTTAAACAGGTAAGGCAATACCCTAACTTTATTTCCACAATCACATAAGCACTCAATATACTGCCTTTTATCAGATGGCCTTCTTTCTGAAAGACCTATTGCTGTAAGCATATTAGATCTTTGACCTATATAATTATCTATGCTGATCTTAGGCTTCCTTGAGTAAGAACAGGACCCACAAGATTTCTGATGGCCCTTAATAACTCTGTCAGGAGCAAAGGAGATAATTCTTCCACAATCACACTTGAAATCAAACCCATTTGGGATATCTGAATTTTTTGATTGTGAAATTACAGTAAGATGGCCATATTTTTTCCCTTTATAATCGGAAATGTGATACTTGAGCATAAAAACAACACCTTGCCTTTCGTGTTTTTAATCGCCTACCAATAAACGTGCAGAAGTCACTAGGCATTGTGATTTTCGGGTCGCGATTCCCTATCTGCACAAAGATATTATAACACAAAAATATTAAAAATGATACTAATTCTTGCAAGATTATGTATATAAAAAATTATTACGGAGGTAAATAGTATGTTTAACTCAGGAAACTGTAGTGTACCATTAGTGGCTAGCATTGATGGTAACGGCAATAACAACGGCGGCTGGGGCAACGACGGCTGGGGGCTTATTTGGATCGTTTTGATCTTCGCCATTTTCGGCTGGGGTAATGGCTTCGGTGGCTGGGGCAACAACGGTGGCGGAATGGGTTCTACCGCAGCAGCCTACACAGATAGTGCAATTCAGCGCGGCTTTGATAACCAAGCAATTGTCGGAAAACTAGACGGAATTACCAATGGTCTTTGTGACGGATTCTACGCGGCCAACAATAGCATGTTAACTGGATTCAACGGAATCAACACAAACATCATGCAGACTGGATATGGCATTCAGCAGGCTATCAACGCTGATACCGTAGCTAATATGCAAAATACAAATGCTCTGCAGGCACAGTTAGCACAATGCTGTTGTGACAACAAAGAAGCAATCTCTAACACCAATTATAACATGGCTACACAAGCAAATGCAATTCAGCAGTCCATTGATAAAGGCTTCTGCCAGTTAAACTATAATGCAGCAACCAATACACGTGATATCATTGACAATGCCAATGCAAATACCCGTGCGCTGCTTGACTACCTTTGCCAGGACAAGATTGCTGCCTTACAGGCTGAGAACAATGATCTTCGCAGAGCTGCTTCACAGGATCGCCAGAGTGCACTGCTTACCACAGCAATGGCATCTCAGACACAGCAGATCATCAACGCAGTTAATCCAGCACCGATTCCGTCATATCAAGTTCCTAACCCAAACGTGTATTACGGATGCAATAGTGGTTGCAACTGCTGACAAAATTAAATATCGGTATCTTAACCAAAACGGTTATGTCTGCTAACTAACGCAGTATTACTATCAGCAAAGGGGCAGACTCAAAATAGAGCCTGTCCCTTATTTTAAGGAGGTATCAAAATGGCAGAATATGTTGCAGTCGCAACACAGGAAGTTGCGGCAAGTGAAAATGTAACTTTTACAAACACATCTGTTAAGGGTTCAAACTGCATACAGCACCGCGAAGGCAGTGGGATCATTACTCTTAGAGGTCTTACAAATCAGTGTCAGGCACGGTTTTTTGTAGGCTTCTCTGCAAATATAGCTCTTCCAGCCGGGGGAACTGTGGCTCCTATATCATTAGCAATTGCTATCAGTGGTGAGCCAGTGCTTGCTTCCAAAATGATTTCAACACCAGCTGCAGTATCTCAATTCAGCAATGTGTCCTCAGGCATTTTTATCAGTGTTCCACGTGGCTGCTGCGTAAATATTGCAGTTGAGAATACAAGTGGCGTTGCTATTGAAGTTGCTAACGCAAACCTTATAGTGAATAGAGTTGCTTGATTGGAGGTAGACTATGCATAAATGGGCTAAAGAAATCTTGGAATGTGTCAAAGAAAAAGCTAAAGCTATCGGAATTGATAATTTCGAAGGTCAGAATCTTGATGATTTAAAAGATTGGACCGAAATTGTTAAAAACATTGCTTGCTTTGATAAAGATTATCGCATCGTTGAGGCAATGGATAAGCTGCAAAACGATGATGAAATCATGGAAATGGTTGAGCAATACGGTGATTACCCGTCACGTCGCTATTACGACCGCTACAGATACGCTAACGGCAGATTTGCCCCAAAGGGTAGAGGGACAAGAACCACAGGCAGACGCGGTTATGACGAACCACCTTATTGGCACATGACACCAGAAATGTATTATGAATGGGCTGATATGCCAGAAGAAGAGCGTATGCGTGATCTTGATAGACTCCGCTTTGGGCGCATGTACTACTCTGAGCCACGTAAAGGCTCCCAAATGCCGTCAGATGGTAGAAGCGTAGAAGATATGGGAATGAAGTCAGAAAGCCGATATGACCGCGCTAGAAGGTCATACAGTGAGACTAAGGACATGCACAAAGCTAACACTAAAGAAGACAATGACGCAAACATGCGAGGGCTTGAGTCCTTGCTAGCCGTTATCGACGAAGATCTTAAAGAGATCATGCCAGGGCTTTCGGCTTCCGAAAAAACGATGATGAAAACTAAGATGACAAACTGGGTACAGCGTATATAATCAATGGTACAGCCGGGGGCAGATGCTCCCGGTTTTATTTCAATTGCGCACTTGTTATAAATGTGCTATAATGGGGGTATCAAATGTTTTTTACAGTAAATAACAACACCTGGCAAGTTTGCTTTGTCAATCCTGGTGATCCGCAGTTGCAGCGCAGTGACGGAACATATACGCTCGGCGTAACCGACAACAATTTAAAGACTATCTTTATGTGTAATGATCTGTCAAACCAGATGATTGATAAAGTGCTATGTCATGAATTGACACACGTTCATGCGATGGAATATGGATACTCTATCCCAATTGAAACGGAGGAAATCGTCGCAGACTTTATAAGCCTTTTTGGCAGGAGTATAGTAACTGTTGCAGACGAACTTATATATCAACTTTTAGGAAACAATACAATTAGGTACTGTGCATAAAATAAAGATCACAATACATGCACAACTTTAGGCAATGTGCCAGAAAGGAAGGCAGATGTACACAAAGATTCACACGCAAAAAGACGTTCTCCGTGAGCGATATCTTTATCAATCCGAACTTACTCCACTGGGCTTTCCAAAACTGCTCCCAGTACACGCTTCTCTGAGTGGGCTTAATGCAGTATCATTTTGTGAGGCGGTAAAAGAAAAAAATCCGAAGAAGGCGCTTTGCCACTTTTTTATTGATGATGCACGGTTCGAGCCATTGTGGAATCAGCCGCAAAAGTATCTTCCAACACTTGAAAATTTTAAATACATCTGTGCTCCTGACTTCTCATTCTACGACTCTATGCCAAAGGTCATGCAGCTGCATCAAGTGTACAGAAGCCGCGCCCTTGCATGGTGGCTATTTATGAATGGATGCGACGTCATTCCAACTGTAGGTTGGGGAAACACAGAGACGTTTGAGTTTTGTTTTGAAGGGCTGCCAGAAGAGAGTACGCTGGCAGTCAGCACAAACGGCTGCTTTACCGATCAAGGCAAGGAGTGTTATCGACAGGGCTTCAAAGAAATGTGTTCCCGGCTCCATCCTGCAGAAATTTTAGTCGTTGGCCGCCCAATTGATGTGGACACAGACGTAAAAATCACGTATCGAGAATCGTTTGGACAGCAGCTTACGAGAAAGTTGAGGGGATGATATGGGTAGTAGAAGTGGAAAAAAACATGAAATCAGCATAATAACCTATGTTGGCAGTTTGAAGCGCATCAGAACTGAGGAAACTGTCGGAAATATCACAGTCATAAGAACCGAATACAAACAGCAGAAGCAGAAGAAGCGCCGTAAGAAAAGCCGATAGATTTTAACATTATTTTACAGTAAAATAATGTATAATAATGTAAAGTAATGTAAAATGCTGTCAAGAACTGTAAAATAATAGGGATAGATTTGATTCTATCCCTACTTTTTAGCTATACCTTAATATTATATTTTTTATTTTTACATATACCATTTAAACGGATAAGGGGCTTCGTTTTCTCGTGCCTCTTCTGCGTTTTTGTGGAGCTGTATCAAGTTATCAGCTGTGTCGTCGATCACAAAACCATCTGCTATTTTCCCAAATTTATATCCGCGACAAATTTTTATTCTATAATTTTTATCTATCCTTGCTAATGTTTCCCATGCTTTTAACTCTTCGGCAGGCATTTGTGCTAAGTATTCTTCCTCACAATGACACGTAAATTCTATTATTGTCATCATCAAGTTTATTGTACGTTCTATATCTCTTTCTTTTTCCGTTTTTTCATCTCCATCATCGTCAACAAGTTTTTCATATAATTCTTCTGCAAAATCCGGAATATACCATTTATCTTCTAAATAGTTTTTATCAACAGAATCAAAAAATTCTTTACCTGGAATAGGCTCTTCGTTTTCTGGATAGACTTTATCGACAAAATCAAAAAACTCTTCAACTACAATTTTAACTGCCTTTTTCAGAGCTTCATTTTCCAAAGAAATATAATTGCTGTACAAATCGCATGTTCTATCCAACAACCATCCCCATTCTTCGTGCCCTCTCGGCCAATCATTTTTGGCAAGTGGCTTGCACTGCGTTGCTGCTTCAATTACTCGTTTCATTTTTTCTTCATTCATTCTTGTTTTCCCGTTCCTTTCTTTTTATTAAAAATTCGTGACTTTAACCAGAAGTTTTTGACTATGCTCTAATATCATGTACAACTGGTGAAAGATCCTGGACTCTGCTTCCTATTGCTATAGGTGGCAACCATCTGATCACAAGTTTTCTGTTTCCTGCCTTTTCACTCCCTATCCAGAAATGATGCCAGTGTGCGCGGCGTACATGCGGAGTCTTTTTACTTCCTGCGGCAGAGGGTAGTGTATCAAGGTTTTGTTCATTTGCTTCTGTCTTGTTCTTGTATACATTGATTTCCCTAACGTTCCTTATTTCAGCTCCCACACGGTATCCTGCATCCAATACCTTGGGAATCTCCTTTGCACCAGAACGAACATATTTCTTTCTTGCTTTCTTGTTTTCTTCATTCTCGACAATATCTACATTCTGTGACAGTATAAACAGAATCATTTGTATTGTGCTTTGAAATATTTCGCGATCTTTTCTATATGTTTCTTCAAATTTCTCCGAAAACTCCGGCAGCCCCACTCTTTTATAGTTATCAATTCCACTGGAAATTGTATGGTCTATGCATTTTTGTAATTTATCAGACGATAAGGTTAAAAAATAGCTCCTTGATTCAATTCTGTTTTCATCGTCATTAAAGAAAAGTCTTTCAATCCTTAATTCATATAATTTAAATTCAAAATCATAATTCAAATATGTAAACCTTGATTCATCACCAACTTGAAGACATAAACATTTATATGGCAAATGAAGTAACATGTTTACCGGAACTTTTTCTATTCCTTCTGTTTCTCTTAATTCACTATAAAAATCTTCATCAAAGCGATAAATTACTTTTGATAAATCCCATGTTGCCACTGCTGAAATCAATCCTGCAGTGGCATTTCTAAGCCTTTTGAAATACTTCGCATCTGGCTCCCCCATTCGTGCTTTTTTGATTTCTAGCAGTATTTTATCATTAGGACAGTACACAATATTTTCGTCCCATTTTGCGCCTTGAGCTTTAAAATCCTCAATCGCAGCTTTTGCTTGATCAGCCAAATCAGGTTCAGCCTTTAAGAATCCTTTGTACAGTTCTAGTGCCAGGATTCGTTTATTCTCAACTTTTTTCTTTCTCTTCGCCATTTTGTCTCCTATTTTCTTCCAACGCCATTTTAACATCCTCTTCAGTCTTTTCAACTGGTAACTCTTCCAATCGCCAGCCCTTATAAGTATACACTGGCCTAGATCTCCGTGAAGACACACCACGTAAACTACTTGCAATTGCAGTAAAACCACCACGCACGCGTCCAGCTGCAATATTTTCTGGTACATCTTCATCAAAGAACCTTCGGCAATTTCTTCTAGCCCAATCCTTCAACGATACTGCTATATAGTAATTTCCTAGAGGATCAATTAAAATCCATTTTTTAGCAGTTCTGTTTTGCGGTCCCGGTTGTCCTTCTGGCAAAGCATGAGCCGCTTTAGTTGCTTCTTTTGCAAATCGTTCGCGAGCCGCTTTTACTAATTGACTTTTCTTTTGAGCTTCAATTAGAGCAGGCGGCATAGGTGTCCCCTTTGGCGTACACAAGCCGTGTTTCTTTCTTAATTGTGCCGCACATTTAGCAGAACAACATTGTTTTGTATCACTCGGATGCCAAATAAATGGCTTTCCACATATTACACAGTTGTGGTATTTACGTCTTCTTACGCATCCACATGTTACACATCTGTAAAAGTGAGATGCCTGCATTTCTTTTATATTTTCGCATTTTAAGCATTTCACTTTCCAAAGGCTTATTCTTTTTCCAGTGTTAGGACTAGCGTATTTATTTTCGGAAGCTCCCAGCACCACCAAATCTCCATGCCGTTCACCTGTTAAATCTTTCTTTGCCATTGCCGACTCCTTTCCCTTGTCAATATGCACCATTACAAGATAGCAGTACTGTTTGTATATTGTAAATATTATACAAAAAAGTTCTTGGTTTTTCAACCCCATCTGTTACCGCATTAAAAAGCTCTAAGCGTCCATTGCTAGCAAGTGTCTTAAAATTTCCGTTATTCGTTGACAACTCTTTTGCTGCAAACAGTTGCCGCTTTGTAACAAAATGGTTTCTCCATTTTCCACCTAGAAAATTAATATACTGCCGGACGTTGACCGCAACAATAGCACGCTCTGCACTGCTGCGCATCTTCTCAATCTGCAGGCTTGATTCCCAGATTACCTTCATCTTATCACCTCTTTCCGTTTCACGCAACCTTTTCGATAGTAACAACCGCTGATGGCGGTGCTTCATATCGGAAAAAATCAGCTGCATTTTTAAACTGTGAATCCATCACTGGGATATATTCGTCTGGGTAGATGTGAGCTGTAGAAAACTGAATGCAGCCCGGATTTTTTACGGATGCGTGCAGTATTCGTTGCTCTGTGTATGCCTTGCCGCCAATTTCGTGCTGCACTTCCCAGTGTGCCACCACACCTGGAGCCTTTACCGCCTCGAATACTCGCGCCCATGACACAAGGGCCACAGCGTCAAGGCTTGCAATTTCTTGCACCAGCTTTTCCCACTCCTCACCGTGAACCTTGAAAAGCTTTATATGTAGCTCTCGCGGCGCGGCACTGATAGATACTGTCTGTAAAATCATTGTTTTAACCTCTCTTTTAGCTTTCTTTATTCCCCTGATCAGGAGAGAAGAGCGTGCCCGGAATCGAACCAGAATCACCCCAGGATGAGCCGCGCCAGCAGCCGCGCTTTTTGCTTCATTATCTTTCCCAACGGGCGCGCTCGATATCTTTTTCAAAAATAACGCCTACTTTTTCTTTTCGAAGCTTTTCAAAGTGCTCTATAGCTTTTTTTCGTTCTTTCCCCTCGTATCGTATGGTTTCGGTTAATTCCTCGTGGCCGTCCAGCAAATTTACCGTGTAAAACTGGATGAGGTAGAACACTTTTTCTTTGTACCTTCTTTCGCGGTATAATTTAATTTTTTGCTTAGTCGGCGCGGTTGTAATGTAGTTGTATCTTTCAGCTAACGCGATGCGATAAGCTTTTAATTCTTCCATAGCTTCTTCTAAGCTTTCAAGCTCCTTTTCCACGTGTTTGAAGCTGTTTAATATGTCTTTTTCTGTGTGCAGCGTTTCCGGGTGCCTCTCGTAAATATATATTTTTTGATCACTTGTATCTTTTGCAACGTATCCATACCGCATAAATAATTTATCAAGCAAATGCTTGTTCTTATTTGCGCAGGTGTCGCGCTCTGGACACCTGCAGCAATTCTTTTCACATCCTGTCATGCCGTCTTACCTCCTAGAATCTCTGTTGGATCAGTTCGGAAGATAAACGCATGTTTGAATTTGCTATAATATCCACCGTGACTTTTCATCTTTTCGTTCTCTGCAATATATTGCTCTTTGCTCAGGCTCTCAGAAACTCTTACAAGCCACAGATCGGAGCCGTCACGGGTATCTTCTCCGCGTGTAATTTTATACGTATATTTTGCTTCCTTGGCTTTTTCCTCAACCTGTTCTGCCTTTTCTTCCTTTTTTGGCTTTTCGCTTGCCTTTGGCTTAACTTCTTTTTTCTGATTTTTGATTCTTGGTGTCTTAGGCACGATTTTTATATATTTTCCATGGTCTTGGCAGCAACCAAAATAGTAGAAGTTAACGTCAAAATAGTCTATCATTCCGTCACTGTCGTTATAATTATAAGAATTAACAAAAGCATCAACATCATCAATTACCGCTTTTGTAATATCATTCAAAACATTTTTTCCGGAACTTTCAGATTCTTCAATAACTTTTCTTTTTTCTTCTTTTGAAGCATTTAAAAATTTTAAACGTTCATCAATTACATAATCCCACGGATAAAGGCATTTGGAAATTTTTGAAAAATCATCGCTTGTAAGTTCGTCAAACGGCTTGTAAATTTCAATAGGGCTTTCCAAAATGCCAACGTGCAATTCCTGGCACATAGACGCGTAAGAAGTACGCACGCTAAACTTGTAAAGCGGATATTTTTCTTTAATATATGTGCGGACGATTTTTGCAATTTCTTTTAGTGAAAGATCGCTATTGTAGTTACTTCCAGCCCATCCATAATCTGTATAAAATTCAAAACGGGTACTTTCTGCAGTTTCTGCTACCTTTTCACCGGTTTCCTTTTCTTCCTTGTCTTTCCAAATTGCAAAAAGAGCGTCATATTCAGCATTAATTTCCTTCATAACCTCAGCGTCTCCGCCGTTATCTGGATGATTTGCCTTTAAAAGGGTTTTAAACTGTGATTTAAGATCACTATACGATTTTACTTTTTTAAAATATTTAGCCATTGTTTCTAACCTCCATTTTTTCTTTATAAACACAACCGCTGTAAATCTTATTTTTTTCTCCTCTACATCCATTCAAAAATTTCTTGCAGTTATAGCACATGCTATTGTACTCTTGATTGTCAATCTTCTTTGCTACCTCTGGGATTTTCTCCGCCTCATCCTGCAATGTTTCTTCTTCGCCTGCAGTTTCGTTTGTTTCACATCTGTCAGTGTAGCCCTCACTATCCTCTGATGTTGTTTTAACATCTAAATAATTGTTGTCAATCCATGCCACTACACTTTCAATTAACGCTTTCTGTGTCTTTACTGTTCTTGACATTGTTGATGTACCACAACATGATGTTTCAAGTGCTACGTCATATGAATTGTTTGCGAAGTAATAAATTACAAACATGTTATAATAATGTACATCATCGACATAGATTCTATAAGACTGATAATCCGAACCAGCAAACATGATAGAAGCATCAAATGTTTCTACCATAGTGCCATTAGTTGCTGATAATAAAGACTTCTTGAACGCTTCAAAATTTTTAATAGTTGTCATCTTTTTACCTTTCTTCAAGTCTTTCCTTGATGTCTTTGTTTTCCTTGTTTCTGACTGTATTATATAGCAACGTACGTGTATATTCAATAGTAATTTTATATAAATGTACGTGTATATTTTTGTGCATTATGTACGTGTATATTTTTGTTTTTATAGTATATAATTATGTTAGAGGTGGAAAAGGGGCCTCTATAATATATGGAAAGGAAAGAAAAACCTATGGCAATATCAGACGCACACAAGCAAGCTACTATAAGATATGCAAGCAAGACTTATAAGCGTGTGCCGCTCGATTTGCGGCACGAAGATTACACCAGACTACAAGAGGCGGCAGCAGCTACAAGCCTATCAGTCAACGGCTATATAAAAGCCGCGATAGCCGAAAAAATCAGCCGCGATAGCATCCGATCAGCGGCACCAGATGCAGAAGCGCCTGCAGCACCTGCGGCAGAGCCGGAGCCGTCCAGCCAGAAGATCAAGAGCTATGCACCAGACCTTGAAGCGGTAGACCTGCAAAGGCTTCTGACTGATGCACGGTATCAGCTTGATATTATGGATATATACGGCCAGGAGCAGACGCAGCGCTTACTTGATCAGGCGCGGAGCAAATAAAAAGGTGGGCATTTTCGCCCACCTTATTTTTTTTATGCTAGCTCTTTTTGTGCTGTGCCTGTGTAGCTCTGTGAGCCGTACTTAAGTCTAATCGTTGCCATATCTGCACCGCCGCGGCGACCGTGCCAGCCTTCTTTTTCTTCTCGCCAGTACCACATTTTTTTCTTACTTGAGAAGAAACATCCGGCCGCCTTGATGATATCTTTAACTGGGTAAGTATCACCAGATACCCACACCCAGGAGCCGCAGATCTCTATAGTGATACCTGCAAGCCCTGCCAGCTTTTCAAGTACTGCACGCATTGCATCAGTAACGCCATCACCAGATGCAGAAGCGCCTGCAGCACCTGCGGCGCTCTTTGTGTTCTCTGCGCTATCCTTTGGAAGTACCTTGAAAAGCTTGTCATACTCTGCGTTGATTTCCTGCATGATTTCGACGCTTCCGCCGTTGTCTGGGTGGTACTGCTTAAGCAACTCTTTATACTTTTTGCGTAACTCCTGCACATCCTTCACACCTTCAAAAAATCTTCTTGTCATGGTTTTTTTACCTTCCTTTTTTCTTTTTATATTTTGTTGTCAAAGTGTTTTGCTTCTTTGCTATGCCTATATAGTAGCACGCTTTAGCGTGTATGTCAAGTACTTTTTACACGTTTTAGCGTGTATTTTTTACTTGACTTTTTGCGCCGCAGAAGCTACTATATATATGTAAGCATTTGACCACGAGGAGGTATAAAAGTTGTTACAATACAAAATTGATGTGCTAGAAGCATTAAAAGAGGTAGGAGTTACTTTTTCAAGTTGCCGCAAAAGCAAAATCTTTTCTCAAGCCACGCTTTCACGCTTTCGCAAGGGAGACGCAAGCATTGACGCAGAGACTTTAAACCGTCTTTGCTGCATCCTGGAGTTGCAGCCGCGCGACTTGATCCGCTATACAGAGGAGCCGGCAGACACTGCATTATATAAGGAAGTGCACGAACTGAAAAAAAGTTAAAAAATCTTTTGAAAACCTCTTGACATACACGCTAAAGCGTGCTATACTATAGGCACAAAGAGAGAAAGGAAACCCCACAGGGGCAAAGGTAAAAAGATATGAAGATGACAGACGGAAAGAAGCTTGTAGAAGTCACAATGAAAATTTGGAACGGCAGCGGATACGGTCCAGATTGGGCCAATGAATTTTTTGAAACCGGAGGTCTCGAATTTGACGGTGAAGTTGATGCTTTTATGGTCAACGATGTAGATTACTGCATCGAGCAGATGGAAGACTGGAAGAATTGCACAAATGATTATATCGACGACGAAGACCCAGACGGCAACCGCTATGTTGACGCTGTTGTGCTCCTCAAAGAGGATTCTGCAGAACTTACCGCGTATCGCATCCGCCACAATGGAGAGTGGAACCCGGACGACTGCCGCCGCCTGTGTGAACTGGCTGACATGGCGGATGAGTACGACAGCGCCGACAGTGATACCGTAGAGGACGTAGTAAGCGCAGCAGCTGACAAGCTCGGCGTTGAGATTTTTTGAGAGGAGGCAGCCACATGAGTTACAGCAAGTTATCAATTTTAAAACCAGGACAGACTTTTAGTATCGGAGACGCTGTTTTTATTTTGCTTGAGCACGGCAAGGATACTACAAAAGCATTAGCTATCAAGAATGCTTGGACTACTCAGCCGGTTATGATGGAGCAACCGTTTGACGCGCATGAGTCTAATTATAAGCTTTCGGAGCTTAGAAAGGACATAGAATCATGGGATAATCAAGGATGGATCGAAGATCAGGTCGGAGCAGAAAATCTAGTAGAACATACCGTAAGCTTAACAACGGTAGATGGACAAGACGACTACGGAGAGTTAACATGCAAAGTTCGCCCGATCACTTTTGACGAAGCTCGACAGTATAACAATTTGATTTCAGATCCTGACGACGACAGCAGCTACACAGCAGGTTATTGGACGTGTACAGCATGGAGCGTACCGCGCCGCACCGGATATGAGACAGGCAATTTTGTTGCATATGTTACCTATAACGGCATGATTGAACAAAATAATCCCTATTGGGGCTATGATGTGCGGTTAGTGTGCGTTCTTAAGTCAGATATTGACGTATTAGTTGATTGACCAAGGCAGCCGCCCCGGAGGTTACGAGGACAGGAAGGCGAAAAAATGAAAATTAAAGACGAAAAAAGACTCGTAGAAATTATTATGAGAGTATGGGAGAATGGTCAATATAGCCAAGACCTCAGCACTGACCTTTTAATTGATGGCTCTTTTGAGTATGACCAAGGGGCTTGCAAGGTGGATAGCGTCAATGACGTCATTGACTATGCTTTCGACTGGCAAAATTGCACAGGTGATTTTATCGAGGATGAAGACCCAGACAACAACCGCCGCGTTGATGTTGATGTAATTTCTAATTCAAGCCATGAAAAGCCGTACGATGAGTTCACAGCGAGAGCGCAGCAAGTAAAATCTGACGCACTGGCAACGGATGAGGCTGCCGCCCTTTTTGATGGGGGATGGCGAAGCAGTGACTATTACCAGCTCATGCTTGAGCGCAGATGTGACAAAGAAGAAGCCGCCGGCATCTGTGCAGCACTTGCCACTTTTGAGCAGTAATTCGCACCTGCCCGGCAAGGTTAGAGCCGGGAGAAAGAAGTTTTATGCAAACGGTTAAAATTTTTAGAGTGTATGGAGCCGAGGGACACCGCCAGCGCGAAAGCTTTTATCGCTCCTATGTATCCGATATATCACGCCCAAATTCTCCGCGCTCCATCGAGGTGTGGAACAGTGATAAGACAGGGACCAATGATTTTTCTATTTTGCAGATCGTTGGAGAATCGGACATTGACTGTTACACTGAACTACAATTACAACTGTCAACTGGAGCTTTTGAGTGCTCGAAAGTAGGCGATGTATACGAGATTCTGGCCGATGGCCTCGCCGTAAAGATGGGAGCAACAGACCGGGGCTTTTTGCCTGTAGGCACTCCCAAAAGTCTTCCAGCGCCAACCCCAAGCAAGCTCAAAAAACCACACAAAAGAGAGCAAAAAAAATATGTGTCCGTGTTGTGTGACGATGGGCACATAAAGAAAGTACTGTATGACAAGATCATAGAGCACGAGAACGCGATTATAGATGACAATTTAGGCTATGGCTACTTACACAACTACACCTCACAGGAGCTAAGAAGCTACCAAAAAGAAGCCTATGCAGATCTGAAGGAGTTAAAACGGCAGCTTAGAGAGTATCCCGGAAGCGTAATCAAAGAGGACCCTACAACAGAGCGCTTTGTTTTGGCTTATCCCAACTCTTAAAAATTCAGAAAGAAGCACGGCAGGCGCACAGCTTGCCGTTTTTCTTTGCCTATTTTCAGATATTCAGCCGTAAATTTTTAATTTGTGCAACTTGCACTTTTAAAAATATTTAACTTGATTTATACCTCATATTGTTGTATTATGTAATCAAGCTACTATATATAGTATTTATATGTAGCCTAGATATGGATATATAGAGTATATAGCCCATGATCGGAAAAGATTCCAAGCCGTGCTAAAACACGGTGCTTCTTTTTCTGGTCATGGGTTTTTTTCTTTCCCCAGGCCTACAGCTTTTCCGTGTCGCTTCCTTATATATAATATATACAGTATATATATTTACTGTATATGTATATGGTATATATATTTAATATACTATCGGTATATTTAATATATTATCAGTGTATTTATATTATATTTATAATTATATGGTGTATATGTACAGTGTATATAGAGTATATATAATATATTGTCTGATAATATATATTATATGTACAGTATAGGTATATATGTACAGTATATATAAGGTGAGTATGTATAGTATATCTCTATGTACTGTATAGGTATAAGTATATGTGTATATCTGTATGTACAGTATATAGATATCTGGTAAGTAGGTATGTGTATAGTGTATCTAAGTATATACAGATACAGAGTGCAGGAGTTGACAACAGACAGGTGATCAAGTCAAAGACGGACACAGTCAGGACAGGCAGCCGGGGCGGACACATGTGAGAGCTGGACACGATGAACACACAGAAGGGCGCTAGAAGGGCACAGAATGCGGCTAGAAGGCGTTTGAAGGGGAAAGGCTAAGATATAGCCACATATACGCACGACAAAAAGAAATACAGGGAAAGGAGGGCTACAGAATGCCAAGAGGAGGGAAACGAATGCCAAGCTATAGGGATATTGCAGAAACCATGGACGGAGACGAACTGGACGCTATCCTTGACGTATCTCTGCAGGGGCTAGCTAGAGCACGTGAAAAAGGTTCACAGCCCATGTATAGCAACTCTCCCGAAGGGCTAAAAAGTTTCAAGCACGACTCAGAAGAGTATCTGACATTTGTCCGGAACGTAAACAAAACCCCAACGGAAGGCGGAAAGCTGCGCCTAGTGCCTGATATAGAGTCCTGGGCGGCATTTTTGGGAGTTACGCGGCACATGATCACGGGCTACGAAAAGCGTAGCAGTGATTGGAAGTCTACTATAGACGCGGTAAAAGGCGTTATAACAGCTTGCAAGAAGCAGCTTGCATTTACTGGCAAAATGCCACCAGTGCTTGCAATCTTTGATCTTACCAACAATTCCGACTATGTCAACGCGTCAGAGTTCCGGTTATCAGCTGAGACAGCACCAGAAGCCAAACAGATAACGGCGGAAGAGTGGGAAAAAGTCATTGATGCAGAGCCAGAAGCCCCGAAGCTATCGGATTTTAAATTGTCTGACGATTTAAATTAAGATTGGTCAAGGTTTCTTGATCTGTGTTAATCTCTCAGATAGTATTAAGTTCGTATAATGTTTGTTATACGTACTTTTAACGGTCAATGGTGCGTATACTCAGACCAGGACAGCAAAACACTGTTGCTTTTGTATATACAAATACACACAATTTAGGTTTTGCCGCCATAGGATCAGGAGCCGCAACCAGCTGCACAGCTGCCAGATGATCACACAAAAGGGGGTGTAGGGGTCTTAGAGCGTGCCCCCGGCATGGGGCTACTTAGTCCCCAAAATATTTTTCCAAAATAAAAAGCCCCTTTTAACTCGTAACTACACATATGGCAAAGATAGGGAATCGCGACCCGAAAGCTGTGAGCCTTGACAGTTTCTTTGCCATAGCGCCAAGGCATAATATACTCAAACTATAAAATGAAAATATCAACCAAAGAAATAACCGATGAATGTCAGCATTGCGGTGACATACTGGTTTGCCAGTTGTGCCGTGAAGGACACGGAATCAATCGTGAACGAATAAACGTTACCCAAATGGTTACATGCCAGATAGAACACAAGAACAGGAGGTTATCTAATGAGAATCATTTCACAGTGCAAAACCAAATCTGTTGAGTTTTGTAACGTTGCTTTGCTGAGACGTGATGAAACCATCTTTGCAAGGACTGTAAACCAAGACATGGTACTTGCAGAGTATAAGACTCCAGCCAGAGCAGCCGAGGTATTTGAGGAATTAAACATTTCTGCTTCTAACTTCTCAACATATATCTACTACATGCCGGAGGAATAAGCAATGAACGACACAAAGTTAATTTTAGTTAAATTTATTGACGGCACAAGCGAAACAATAGAAGCTTATTATAATCCACAAGACGGATACTATGGCTATCTAACCAACGAAGAATTGTTTTACGTATCTTGCACTTCTAGCTTAAAAGCTTTCTTTCCTCGCGAGTTTGTTAAAGCAATATCCCTTTTGGATGAATAGGAGGAGTAATGGCTACAAAATTTGAAAATGCAACAACATGGTTACAAGGTGTCGTTTCTGGATATCAAAAGCAGATCAATGATTTCTCAGCTGTGCCTAATCCAGATGCAAATAAAATAAAAGCATGTAAAGAACGTCAAGAGCTTTGCCAGTACATTTTGGACTTTATGGTTAAGTCTAAGCAGCAAAATGATGTAATGGCTGCTAAGTCAAGTTCTCAAAATACCACTGTAAAGCCACAGAATGCCCCACAATCAATTTCAGCTCATTCAATGGCAAATACTATAGGTAAAGAACAGCTAGAGCAATTAGAGCTTGTTTTGGGGCTTGATGCTACAATCAGCTTTTGTAGAGCCGCTTTAATCTTGGAGCTTCCAGAATTTGGATCAAAAGAGGCGCTTCTTGGAACACTTAAAGATTTTGCCGCAAAACAAAGTTAGGAGGATATGTGGAATGATAAAAATTCTGAGACCTGGTACATTACAACAAATTGGTTGCTCACATTGCGGTGCACTTTTAAGTTATGATGAAGCAACTGATGTCCAAGAAAGCACATTACCGCCTTGTGGATCATTAGTTGCTAAGTCAGACTGTTCACTGCTAGAAGCTATTCAAGCGAAAGAGTATTACATCATCTGTCCACAATGTAATAACAAGATTATTTTGTCAGCAACTCGATAAGAAGGGAGTGTCTATGAGTGATATAGATAAATGCATTTCTGTGCTAATCAAGCTTAGCAAGTCTTTTGGAATTGATGCTAAAGCTTTGCCACCGTATTTTAACCACATAACTGTTACTTTTAATAAAAAATTATATGATGGTACTCTGCACCGCTTTAACTATGCTTTTGAGCTTTGTTTACTGGAAAACCTTGACACTCGTCAACTTCCGGAATATTTCGAATATGTATTTTTCGATAAAATTTTGGAATATTTTATCGAATGCGAAAAAGAAGCATTCAGCGCAGAGGAGTTTTTATGATTAAATTAGAACATGCTGTATTACCTAGTCCCGAACAAATGGAATTTGTGATTGAGGGAATGCGTAATCCGATGAATAGTTGGGACAAGAGTGATAGCGGTTATCAATGTGTTTGTTGTAGTAACGAAATATGCAAAGCCGAATGCACTTGTGATGATCTTTGTCCACGAAATGGGGAATATAGACTTGGGGACAACGATCACACACTTATGCTTAAATTGGTGAAAGCTGGAACAGATCATAGGAAATATTTAAGAATGATGCCAGTTTACGTCCGCATTACAGCACCGCTTTATTGGTGGAAAGAATTTGACACTTACAAGGTCGGTACAGTTGCAAACTCGTGCAGCACTATGCATAAGATTTCCGAGAAGGAATTTAATCGTAGCGATTTTAGCCATGAGCATATTCCGAAAAACCCTAATTTTTATTCAGATACTTGGGATACGGAAAAAGCAAATATGTTTTTTCCTGTAACTATTCAAGATGTTGTTCATTTCTCATCGGACAATATTTTAGATTTCACAATACAAGCCCTGAATTATTACCGAGAGAAGTATATTGAAACCAAAGACAAAAAATATTGGTGGCAGCTTATTCAACTTCTTCCGAGCAGTTATAACCAGACTCGTAATGCAATGCTGAACTATGAGGTTCTGGCAAATATTTATAAGTCCCGTCAAAATCATAAACTGGACGAATGGCAAGATTTTTGCGACTGGATTGAAACATTGCCGTATAGTGATCTTATCACTAGAAAGGAAACAAAATGACATTTAATGAATATCAGCGTGGTGTAATGAGAACCGCATCAGACGTAACAAAAGCAACAAAGGAAAACATGCTTATGAATGGTATCCTCGGTACTGCAGGTGAAGCAGGTGAGCTTGTTGATCTTCTCAAAAAGCAGATTTTTCAGGGGCATCCATTTGATAAAGAGCATCTTATCAAGGAGTGTGGCGATGTGCTGTATTATCTGGCACTTACTGCTGAGGCACTTGGTACCACTCTTGAGAATATTGCAATCAAAAACAACAAGAAACTTTGGGAGCGCTATCCTGACGGCTTCAAGGCTGAAAATTCGCTCCATAGAAAGGAAGGGGATATTTAATGTTTGTTCTTATTCTCCGCGTTCTGGCATCTCTTTTCAACATCTTTATGCTGACCTCTATTATAGGATGGCTGAATGAGAAAAGATCCAGAGAAAGACTTGCCAGTGCTGTAGTACTTTCTACGTTCTTTATCATAAATCTTGTCTTGACAGCCAGTGGTTTGTGAGGATAAGATCACGCTGGGGTTATCGCCAAATGGTAAGGCACAGGATTTTGATTCCTGCACTGTTGGTTCGATTCCAACTAGCCCTGTTGTGCCATTAGCTCAGCTGGAAGAGCGCTTGACTTTTAATCAAGGCGTCGTGGGTTCGAGTCCCATATGGCGCATACGGACCTTTAGCTCAATAGGTTAGGGCAGCTGCCTCATAAGCAGCCGGGTCTGGGTTCGAGTCCCAGGGGGTCCATATGCAGTTTGTAAACAATGTGGTTTTTTCTTTCTCTTGTGAAATCCCTTTCTCTTTTCCCACAAAGTAGCAACTGCAACTCCCCGTGAGAATCAACCTGCGGACAAGTCAGCCGCAACCGTATAGGCGGCCTTTGGGTAGATGCGCAGAATTGGTATTGCAGCAGATTGTAAATCTGTCATCTTCGGATATGTAGGTTCGAGTCCTACTCTACCCACTTTTGCCGCGATGCCACAATGGTACTGGGCTAGTTTTGAAAACTAGTGATCTGTAAAAGGACTGAGGGCTCGAATCCTTCTCGCGGCGCTCCAGTTGCCTAGGGTAGCTCCCGAAAAGCAGAACCTGTGACTGCCTGGCAACTGATTTGTAATCACAGGAATACATTATCGCACAGGAGGTAAAACAGATGTCAGAGAAGGCAAAAAAAGAAATAGTAATATCGGAGGGCAGAGATTTTAAAGGAATCTGGATTCCAGAACGTCTTTATTTATCGCCAGATTTAAGTCCTAGAGAGAAATTCTTGTTAATTGAGATATACAGTCTTACTCAAAAAGACAAAGGCTGTTTTGCTTCTAACAAGCATTTTGCCAACTTCATTGGCTTGAAAGAAAATAGTATTCAAAAGATGCTTTTAAAATTTGAGCAACTGGGATTGATTGAAAGAATCTTTGAATACAAAGAAAACACTAAAGAAATCGACAAGCGAATCATTATACTCACCCAGAAATTTTTTGATTCTTTTGTCAATGAAAAATCTATTTCTTCTAACATGGAAAAAAATCCATGTGGGGGTATGGAGAAAAATCAACAGGGTGGGGTTGAAAAAAGTCCACAGATAAGTAATACAATAAATATTAAGTATAACAGTAGTTTAAGTGATACAGATAAAGAACATGCTCTATTATCAACTAAAGTTGACAATAGAGATAAATACATGGTTTCGCGCACTAAAAGTGCTCAAAACTCAGGGGCAAGCCCCAAAAAGAAAGAACCTACTGTTGATCCAGATGATTTTATCAAATCTAAGGAGTCAGTTCTTAAAGATGAGCTTCACAGACTGTATTCGAACAATCCTAGAAACATCTTTACTACAGAGCAACAGGAAAATGACTGGGTTGACAAGGAATATAACAGCCTGACTGCTATTATTTTTGAGTTTAACCATCAATATAAAGCATCTACAGGCTTTGATGCCAAGAATCTATCAGACGAGAGCCTTAAACGAGTTGCAAGAAGCTATATCAAGTCACCAGAATCTTTAAAAGATGACTATGATGACCTTCAAAGCAACAAGGTTTTGATCGAAGAGTATCTAAAAACTGATTACGGCAGCAAACATGGAGTGATTGTAAAGAGTTTATCACACTACATGTCTGGCAGCATCCGAGAAATGTTGTTTTATAAACACTTGTATTAACTTGCTAGCTATATACACGTACATTATGCTAGCTATATATATGTACGTTGATACAAGTATACACGTACACTGGAGGTGCAAATGCAGAATATAGAAATCAGCTTTGGGGTTCGCCCATGCATTGTAAAACAAAATGGCGAAGAAAAGAAAGCATTATTCCATATGTGGAATAATTTCGCAAAGCCTGTTGCAGCAGATGTGTATGCTGGCGGTTGTCCAGAGGGACAAATTAGCATAGTATTTGGCATCGTGGAATACGAGGATGGCAGCGTGGATGAGGTGCGCCCAGCCCAGATTCGATTTGTTGACAATAAAATCAAAGGCTATGCTTTTGAGGAGGGCTGAAATGAGTGAACGCAAAGAAACCTATAGTTTGGACTGGAGCATGAGAGTTGAGATAGGCAGTGAATTAGATTTGCTGCTCAGAAAATGTTCTCCTAATGACATTCCTAAAGCGAAAAATACATCCCACAAACATTTCTTTATTTGTGATGACTTAGATCGAGCAAACATTAAACTTGAGGAGAGTTGACTCATGGTAAAGTATAGACCACACAGAGGAGCATTATGCGACGCAATGGCAGAAATGAAAATCTTTGATTCTGTCGAAGATATGTTCCGCTACATTGTCGAAGACTGGAAACCATATGGAAATCCATTCGATATCGGAGATTTAACCATCACCTGTGATGAAGGAAAAGACGAACGCATTAACTGGAAGGAAGGCAGATATGTCTGCACTAGACAAATGCGAGAAAAGATTTTTGGCACACCTCAGTGCATTGGAATGTGTTCGATTGAATCTTAGAACGGAGATAATAACATGATGATTGCAAATAAAGTAAATGTAATGGGGACAGAGTACCAAATTGTAAAAGCAAACCGTGACCAGTATAAGCAATGCGATATTGCGGACGGATGGTGCGATGCTTACGGCAAGAAGATTTACTATGTAGACCCTAATACAGATCCAGAACATGATTCAGTGGCAGCATCGTCAGAAGAACTTGTAAAGCATATTTTACAGCATGAAATTGTTCATGCATTTCTCATTGAATCGGGACTTGCAATTAGCTCATTAGTTACTTCTGGTGCATGGGCGATGAATGAGGAAATGGTTGACTGGATCGCATGGAACGGAGAAAAACTGCATAAAGCATGGAAGGAGGCAGGACTAGTTGATTAAAGATGATTTACAAACAAAAGTTGTGGAGCAAGCCGCCCTTATAGCGGCGGCGCTCAAAAAAGGCAAAGACGTTGAGGTACGGCGAACTGCAGCCGGAATCAGCGTTGCCGAAATTAGCAAGAAGGTTGTATACCGATGATTGATGTCATGATTAACATTGACTGCAGAGATGGAATGAAAAGTATACCTGACAAGTCGATTGACATGGTTTGCACAGATCTTCCATACGGGATTACAAGAAATAAATGGGATACTCCAATTCCGTTTGATGACTTATGGGGGGGCATTAACCGCATAATCAAAGACAATGGTGCAATTATCCTCTTTGCATCTGGTATGTTCACGGCAGACTTGATGAAAAGCAATTGCAAAATGTGGCACTATAATTTGATTTATGAAAAAGCAAATGCATCTGGATTTCTCAACGCGAACCGTATGCCACTTAGAGCGCATGAAGATATTTGTGTGTTCTATAAGCGTTTGCCAACATACAATCCGCAAATGAAAAACGGTATGCCTGTTAAACGGGTTCGAAAAACTCAGAAAGCAACATCAAAATGCTACGGAAACTATACACCAACTGGCTATGAAAGCACACAAAGATATCCAAGATCTGTGTGGAGATTTTCAAATGAAAACGGATATCATCAGACACAAAAGCCAGTTAAACTAATCGAAGAGTTGATTAAGACATATAGTAACCCAAACGACACAGTACTTGATATCTGTGCTGGAAGTATGACAACTGCAATAGCAGCTGTGAATACTGGCCGCCATTACATTTGTTTTGAAAAAGATCCCGATATTTTTTCAAATGGCGTAAAAAGATTTAACGAATCAACCAATGGAGGACATTGACAATGAAATTAAAAAGACTAATTGTTACCCTTGCAGCCACAGTGATGCTTTCTGGCGCAGCCATTGGCTGTACTGAAGCTGATCAGGTAAGTTCTAATATCTCTAAGCAGGCAGACAACTTCAACGTGACTAGGAAGCTTACTGTTCTGAACGCAAGAACCGATACAGTCCTTTTGGAGCTGACTGGAACATTTGCATTAAAGAACAATTCATCAAATGAACTCGAAGTCATTATTGAGACTGCCGAAGGCAAATATCAGAAAGATTACGTGTATTTGAATGACTACACCATGTACGTTGTCGAGGATATCTCTGGTTCGGAGGTAGACAAGTACCATTATGAGATCAATTTCTTGCCAGAATGGGGATTTAAGGCAACTCATCACGAGTAAACTTTACGTTTACACAGTAAACACACGTAAGAATCATAACAAGAGTTTGGAAATGAATTTTGCTGCGTCAAATCTCGGAAAGCTTAGAAATCTGTCGCCAAACACTTAGGAAAGGAGAAAAAACCTTTATGAAATACGAAGATGCCTTAAAAGCTGCAGAAAATGGTCAAAATGTAATGATATGGACAGGAGAGGAGTATCTGCGCCTAGAAGAAGCAAAAGAATTTCTGAATTGTTCTTCTCATGTAATTCGAAGTAGTGAAGAATACAAAGGATACAAAAAGTTTTGCGAAGCCATTCAAAGCGATAAATGGAGCACTTATACAGAAATAGATCTTAGATGGGAACTTAGAAATTATCGAAAGCGGTTTGAACGCCTGAGTCGCATACAAGATGATTTTTTAAAAGAACTACTCGGCAGCAATTATACAGCCCGGTATTCTAGTGAGCAAATGATCGTTGCCGATGCATTCAGCACTCTTTATAGCCTAAAACGCAACCAAAAAATACTTCTGTTTACAACTATTGTATTTTTAGCAACAACAATTATAGCCTTAATGGTTTGAAGGAGGATTCTATGGAAATTTTAACATCTACTTACACATATGAAGAACTTACAGGCGCTACACGCTTGCTGGAAAATATGCGTGATAATTGCGTTAAAAATGACACTGATGCTTACGATGATCCAAACAGGGAAAGAAAATACGAAGCACTGAATATTGCGATTGATGCCATCAAAAAACTGCCAGTAAAAAAGAAGGCTATGCTTTCACAGCCAATGGCTGGCAAAACTGATGAGGAAATTGTTGCGACAAGAGAGAAGGCTGTTGCAGCTTTAGAGGCGAAGGGCTATGAAATCGTAAATACTCTTTTTACAGACGAGTGGTACAGCAACGAGTCAATGAAGGAACGCGGTGTTGTACAGATTCCACTCTGTTTCTTGGCAAAGTCTCTGGAGAACATGAGCCTGTGCCATGCTGCATATTTCTGTAAAGGATGGGAAAATGCTCGTGGATGCCGTATCGAACATGATGCAGCTGTTGCGTATGGGCTAGATATCATCTACGAAGAGGATTAAGCACCATGGATTCAAGAATAGCAATTTTCAACATGCAGGACGGAATCCCAATGAAACGCCGAAAATATCCTGAAATTTGGTATTGGGATAATGAACGGAAGACAATTATGATCAAATATCCTACAGGGCATACAGACGAAAAGCTTTTCGCAATGAATGACCAAGATCATATTGATTATGTATTTGAGGCTTTATATGCAATTGACTGGTATCCGGCAGATGAAGCAGATCGTTCGAAATTGGGAGCATTCTACTTCTCAAGACCATTTTCTTTTAACCATGCTCTTTTTGCACTCAAAGACGGTTGCGAAATAACACGTAAAGCCTGGCATGAGAAAAAAATATATCTTAAACTTGTAGAAAATAGCAAAACAACTATTGCTCTTGTGTATTCAAATGGTACACAAATTGACTGGACACCTTCTGTTGAAGACATATTAGCAGAAGATTGGCTTTTTTACACTGAATGGAGGAAAATAAATGGTTAGAGTAGGTTCGGCGAGAATTGATGAGAATGGAAAAGTGATTGGCGGACAGGCAGGAGATCAGACAGGGCAGGAAGTAGCTGTAGAAGCATGGTATCGCCATGATAAGGGGTGGGTAGTTATCCGTGCTAAAGATGCAGCAGTGCGTGAGCGCATTGCACAGTGCATGGAAGCAGCGTGCGCCAACAATTTGATTGGTTACAATCAGGACGGATCATGGGAGCTATACGACAAATCAAAACAGTATGGATGGGATTGCTCAAAGGTAAATGTTACTGCAAATACGGATTGCAGCAGCCTTGTTCGTACGTGTGTTGCGTTTGCAGCACAGAGAGAGATTGAGTGGTTTTCAACTCTAATAGAAGTTAAAATTTTGAACAAAACAAAACTGTTTGATATCTTGACAGATGCAAAGTATACCAAGTTCTCAGATTACCTATTGAGAGGAGACATTCTCTGTACTTGCACACAAGGTCACACAGTAGTTGTCCTTGACAATGGCGCAAAGGCTGGACAATCTGGTAGCCAGTCATCTCAAAACAGCACAGAAGGCAATACGAGCTTTTGTGGCAAAGGCATTGGAACAGCAGTTGCGCTCACGCCTATGAACATCCGCACAGGGGCAGATACATCTGCAAAGAAGCTCGACACAATCAAGACCTCTGTAGCCGTAGAGGTCCTTGAAATCACCGCTTCTGGTTGGTATAAGATTGTATGGCCGGGAGAGGCTTGCGGATATGCCTTTACAAAGGCAGGAAGTGGCTATTACAGCTATTCTCCAAATGCCAACGCACAAGTTATAAACTTAGGCGATAAAGTCCAATTCACGGGCAATAAACAGTATATGTCGGCATGGTCCGACAGACCAATCACTGCAGTTCCAGAGGTTGCAACTGTAACAGGTATTTGTGAGAGTGGCAAGCATCAGTATCACATCATAGGCGATAACGTCTACGGTTGGGTAAACAAAGAAGATATAGTAAGAAAATAATTAAAATGGCATAATCAAAATGGTGATTATGTAACAGCCAAAATGGAGGCTCTTCTTTAAATGTTAAGAAAGGAGGAGCCTCTTTTTTGTTAGAGTTAAGGCAACATAAAGAACGTGTGGAGAACATACAGCGTCAGATCATCATGCAGCCTACATACAGTCAACTCAACACCTTATGTGGCGGAGCAAGACTGATTCTGCTTGACGCTAATGAGTTTATACCAAATCGTGATTTCAAGAATCTTGATGCGTATAGAGGGTATGGCGACCATGTAAATAGCTATGTCCGATGGTACTGCAACCGCAACAGAAAAGTAGAGGGCGACGAGTGGGACAAACTGTATTGGCAAACTTATCTTAATGGTGCGAGAGCAAGAATATTCAATGACTACTTACTGTTTTTGGAGCACAAGCGCGAACCTCGAAAGATGTTCTACAAGCCCAAAATTAAACAGTTTGAGAAGTTCCAGCTTATAGAATCTTATCAAGGTATGCTTGATGATAAGTACGACATTCTGTGTATATCCATGCCGCCTGGTACGGGCAAGGCACAGCCATTATATTCAAAGGTACTTACTCCGAACGGTTTTGTTCGGATGGGCGATTTAAAGGTTGGCGACAAAGTATTTGCTGCGAATGGCAATGAATCAACCGTAACCGGAATCTTTCCCCAAGGTTTGCGTAAAATTTACGAAATAACGCTTGAAAACGGTTATAAATGCAGAGCATCTGATAATCATTTATGGTTATCAATTTACGAAACTTCACTTGGAGTTTCTGGATATCAAAAAGTTGTAGATACTTCAAGAATGCTTTACAAACCAACTCACTTTTACATACCTTGCATTTCTGGTGAAAACTTCAACCATTTTGAATACTGTAGAATAAAATCAATTAAATATGTCGGGCTTGATGAATGCCAGTGTATATATATTGATGATCCGTCACATTTATATGTCACTGACGATTATATTGTTACGCACAACACAACCCTGCTCAAGTTCTTCCATTCAGCCGTAATTGGTTGGTTTCCGGACGATTACAGCCTGTTCTATTCGCACTCAGGCGATATTACGCGAATGTATTACGATGGTGTCTATCAAATGGTTGACGACGCACTTGAATACGCTTGGCACGATATCTTCCCAGACTTGAAAATTACATCTACAAATGCATTGATGCAACAATTCAATGTTGGAAAATATAAGCCATTTCCATCTTTGCAAACAACATCTGTAGGTGCGAAGAGTGCCGGAAAAGTTCGTGCAAGCAAATTTTTACTTACTGATGATATGATTGGCGGCATAGAAGAAGCTCTGAATAAAAACTACCTTGATAAAATGTGGGAGAAATACACTGTAGATGCGCTGCAAAGAAAAACGATTGACAGCAACAACAACGCCTGCAAGGAAATTATGCAAGCAACACGCTGGTCAACGCAAGACGTCATCGGAAGAGTAATAGATATTTACGAAGGGGACAGTCGTGTAAGGGTCATTTCTATTCCTGCTACTGACCCAGAGACAGGCGACAGCAATTTTGACTATGCAATAGGTGGCTTTACAAAGGAGTTCTTTGCAAGGCAAGCGCTGATGATGGATGATGTGTCATACAACTGCCTTTACATGCAACGACCGGTTGAAAGAGAAGGATTGCTGTTTCCAGAAGAAAAAATCATGCGATACAAGGAACTTCCAACCTCGAAAATTGAACGTATCACTGCTCAAGCCGATACAAAATCAACAGGTACTGATTTCTTTGTCCTTCCAGTGCTTATAAAGTATGAGGGGAAAGATTTGTATTACTGCGTAGACTGCGTATGCAGCAATTCTTCTGATTATGAAGCGCAGTACGAAAATTCCGCAAATCTCCTCGCCGACAACAAGGTTGAAGATTGTGAGTTTGAGGGCAATAGTGGTGGAGATCGTGTCTCTCTTGAAGTTGATAAACGCGTTCTTGAAAAAGGTTGGATTTGTAACATATCATCTCGAATGACTGAAACAAACAAGGAAGCAAGAATATATCAATGCTCAAACTGGATATTACAGCACGTTGTCTTTAAAGACCGAAAGCTTTATACACCAAAAGAGCCATATGGTGTAATGATGTCTCTTTTGGCTCAGTATTCCACCAGTGGAAAAAAGCAGCTTGATGATGTACCAGATACATTCGCAAACTTTGCGCTACGCATACAGCGTAGAAAACCAAGACCAACAAGAATCATTAACAGCATCTATTAAGATTGGAGACATGTATGGATACAAAACACTATCTTTCACAAATTAGCGTACTTGATCTTAAAATATCAAACAAGATCTATGAAAAAACACAGTTAAAGAATATGCTTTGTTCGGTTCCAAGTTGTGTAAAAGATGTCAATGTGCAAACTGGACATGCCACAGACAAGACTGCATCTACGATTTGTAAGTTGGTAGATATGGAACGCGAAATTGATTCAATGATTGATTCTTTTGTGGACTTAAAATCTAAAATCATTGTTCAAATGGAGCAGCTTGAGTTCAAGTATTATAATATACTGTTCAAGCGTTACGTTGCACAGCAACAATGGTGTGAAATAGTAGATGAGTTACATTTTACACAACGACATGTTTTTAAGCTCCACAAAGAAGCATTAAACGAATTTGAGAAAAAGTTTGGGAGTGAATATCTGGACCAATAAAAAAATAGCAGGGGAAGCAAAATTCTCCTGCTATTGATGTTTCAGCAACTTTGATTTTCCTGAAATTCCTTTAAATCACTTTTCAACTTGTCCATAATCTTGCCTGTATAATTGTTATTCTTACGCTCTGTAAAGTTTTGGAATGCCTGTGTCCCCCTTGCAACCGCCTGTGATTTCTGATTTCCTTCCTGCGGTGGCTTTGATGCTATATCTTCCTGCATGAGTTTTCGCAAATACGAAAAGCGACTACGGATGCGCTTCTGTTCATTCCTGCGTTTAATCTCTGCTGCCTTCTGTGCCATATACTGGTAGTAAGCCTTTTCCAGATCTTCCTTCTGGCAACTTGGCAGCTTATGAACTGGTACTGTTACGAGTAGCGTCTGTATCTCTTCTAGCTGTGCCTGTGATAGTTTCCATTCATCCAATGCACTTTCCCAGAGTGGACGATCTAATGCATCTTCCTTTGGCACTGGCGCTTCTGGAAGTTGCACTTCCAATATAGGTAATGTTTCGACTTCAAATCTTATGCCAACTACCGTTCGCCCTTTCTTAATGGGTTCATATGTATACCGACATTCAGTTTTTTCATCCATTTCTTTTTGAACACGTTTCAATATCTTTTGATTGAAAAACTTGTATTCTTTATACAGTTCTTCCTTATCACAATCAAGTATTTGCCTTAATTCATCAAGCTGCACTTCCCAACTTTTCCGAAAACGGTTTTGTTCGAGATATGTAAACATGATATAAGTGTAACGGCTTGTGAGTAATGTTATGCAACGCAGCTTATACCGAAGATATCCGAGGTTTTCAATATTAAAAAAATACTTCATTGCTTTTTGAGAACACTCTAGCTTTACTTGCCACAGCCCGTAATCATCTTGTTCTGCCGTTGCTTCTTCAAACAACGTCACCAATCTAAAACCTTGTTTTTCACTATCATCTTGAACTTCTATTACATTTCCCATAAGATGCTTTAATCTTGCCTTGAGGTCTTGATTGTTGATTTTTTTTACTCCTAAAATTTTTTCAAGTTCGCCTTTCTCGAAAACAACCGTTCTCCTGTCTGGCTTGTGACTGTCTATTCGTGATAAATAAGTGTCAAGTATCTTAAATTCTGCAAGCGATAGCTCGGAACGCCACAAGGAAAACAGCGGTAAACTTTTTTGAACAGTAAGTTTGTCTCCATTTCCTAAACTGGTTATTGGCCCAATCTTTTTTCTAGCCATGTGTAAAACCTCTCTTTCTCTACTTTTATGTTTATTATAGCACCATAAGTTACCATTGTAAATATAAAATTGTTACCTTTTTATATTTTATGGAATTTCTTGGTTACTCATGCGGAATTTCTTGGTTACTCGTGCGGAATTTCTTGGTTACTCATGCGGAATTTCTTGGTTACTCATGCGGAATTTCTTGGTTACCTATGCATATCAAAAAGCTAGTATTTATGCGGCTTTCAAAGTTCCCGTAATCAAGAGCGTAATCAAGAGCGTAATCAAGAGTGTAATCAAGCTATCAATCAAGGAAAGCATTGGTAGGCAGATAAAAAAACAATTCAACATTAACTATGACATTTTAATTGGAATTTCATGGTTACCTATGACACTAAAACCTATCATTTAATATCACTAAATGACACAAGATATCATCTTGAATACATGCTATTACTATGATACTCTCAACAATAGAAAAGCATGAAATAAAGTTAATTGCGCCTTACATATGTATGGCGCTTTTTTATTACCCAAAAAGGAGACAGCCATGTTAACGATTAGAAGCAAGAGTATATCGCTGTCAGGAGGCAGCACAGTAAATGATCAAGTGGTTTTTGCGTTTCAGGCATCAATCAATTCAAACAACCCCAAAGAAGTCCAGTTTAGCAACTGGATAAACGACCATGAGTTATACAAGCAGAACCGGAAGGAATGCAATTCCGATTACGAGTCTTTCCAGGACGAAGTATATAAATTGCAGGACTCCATGCTGCTGTCGGCGGAAACGCTATGAGTAGCCAGATAATTACATGCCCCAATTGTGGAAGGATTATTTTCCACTATGACAAGAAAGCAACAAACGCTTTTGAAGTGCAATGTAGGAAATGTGAGCAAATGACTTGCATTCTTACACAGGACGGTATTGTGCAGTCAGTTAAGCCTATAAAAAAGATACAAGCTAAAAGCAGCGGCGGCAAAAGATTTTATTAAGAAAGGAGGGCGAACAGAATGTGGATGCTAAAGGGACGTCAAAAGATATATACGGACGCAAAAGAAATCACTGCCGACAACATAATCAAAGAATTGTCAAAAGCATATGAGAAACATAAGTTTAATCGGCTAGAGATGCAATATCTTATAGATTTCGAAGCTGGCGATCAACCACTGGACAGACCCAAAATTGTTCGCCCTGAGATCAATATTAAAGTAACTGATAATGCCGCAAACTACATTACTGATTTCAAAATGGCGTATTTCTGGGGAACACCAGCAATGCTGATACAGCGATCTGACAAAGACGCTCACAAAACACCAGCAGACTTAGACGATGAAGGAATATCTGCACTTAATGAAATGCTTACAAATGCCTGCGACATTGGTTACAAGAATCAGGAGCTTGGCAATTTTGTTGAGAAAGTAGGTGTGGGATACCGACTTGTTGACGTTAAAACCGATTTTGAAGAAGATGACGAAGCTCTTGTGGATATATATACGTTAGACCCAAGATATGCTTTTTGCGTATATAGCAATGATGCCAAACAAAAGAAGCTAATGGGAGTAACATACAGAACGGACAATGGTGAACAATATTTCACGTGTTTCACCCCTAAGATGCGCTTTGAAGTCTCAAAAGGCAAAATTGTTAAAAAATCATTAAATCCACTCAAAAAAATTGCGATAGTTGAATACGAGAGATCTGTTGACAGAACAGGCTGCTTCGAGAGACAGATATCAGATTGTATCGAACTTAACACGCTAGTCTCTGATTTTGCAAACCTTACAGCGCAGCAAACTCAGGAGATATGGTGGGGCAATGATGTTGATTTTCCAGTTGACCCCAAAACCAAGAAACCTATAGAAGTGAAGTCGGGGCAATGGGTACTTACTAGCACAACACCAGATGGAAAGACACCGCAAATCAAGGCACTATCTAATGCATTTGATACAAACGCAACATTAACAGCGATAGATACACGCTGGCGAAGAATTTTACAAAAATGCAAAGTACCTACACAACAAGATTCAGAAGGTGGTGGTTCTACAGGAACAGCAATGGATATGTCTAGTGGATGGAGTGCAGCTGAGATTGACGCTGTGCGTGAGGAACAGATTGTGAGCAAGGCACAAAGAGAGGAGCTTAAACTTATCATAAAAGTACTCCAATTAACTCCATCAAATGTGCTTAAAGACGATGATCCAATCAAAAGAGTACATGTTGGAGACATCAATTTCCACTTCTCAAGAAGAAAGAACTATGACATGTCTGTTAAAGCGAATGCTTTATCAACCCTTATTAAGACTGGTGTACATGGTAGACACGCACTTAAATTTATTGACGGTTTTGAAGACACCGAGGCTACATGGAACGACAGCAAGGAAATGATAGAAGCAGTACAAAGGGCTGCTGCATCAAGTGGAACCGCAGCAGCGGAAGACAGCGAACCAACTGATAGGCAAATAGATCAGTTGGAAACAAGTCCTATAACTGGGAAAGTATAAGGTGATGATATGGCACAGATATTTGGTTTTGATGAAATCGAAAAGATACGGTCCATGCCATACAATAAATTTTTTGGTGAAATGGGAATCACAAAAAAACAAAAACAAGAACGCATTGAATTTTCAAATGAAATTGAAGATGATATGCGTTTTTTAATTTTACTCATCCTGATTATGAAAGAGACAGGTAGAGTTGATGTCAAGAAAGCAGCAGAACAATTTGAAGCAAAATTGTTGAAATGGATTGCACGATATATTGATCTTGACAGTGAGACAAAGGTTTATATATCAGATTTTTGTTTATCCACAGCACAGGTAACGGCGGATCATGTGAACGAAAAATATTATGTCTCGGAAGATCGAATACGCCTAATAAGTGAAAACACAGCCCTTGATTTTTTGAATCATAAAGACTTCAAAGAGGCAACCAGAAATAAAACATACAAAACATGGAACACAATTATAGATGGAAAAGAACGCGAAACACATCACAAGGAAGATCAAACAACAATACCAATAAACAACTACTTTTTAGTAGGCAAAGCACTTATGCGGTATCCGCACGATATGGCAGTTGCTTTTACTAACCCGGAGGAAGTAATCAATTGTCGCTGCTGGGTGACGTACTCTTAATTTATGCAAAGAACAGGCTCTTTAAACGAAGGTTTGAAGGGCTTTTTGTTTGCACAAAATTAGGGCAAACAAGTCGGAGACGGACTTTAAGGAGCAAAACAGCTCAGAGAAGAGCTTAATAATCGCACAAACCAAAGCGGAGAGAACCGCACAAACGCAGAAAGGAATGAATCTATGAAGACTCAGCCGATTTTTAGAACATTTGAACGCAATGCCGCAAAGAGAAAATTAAACCTGCAGCTTTTTGCAGAGCCGACACCGGAGGTTGAAACTCATGAAGAGCCAAAGGGACCAGGTAATAATAACGAACCGGAAATTGATGCTGATGCATTAAGAGTGCAGCTTGCACAGGCAAACGCGCAGATTGCAAAGCTTACAAACAAAGCTGATGCGCTTGCATCTGAGAACGCGGCCAAAACAAAGCAGCTCAGAGAAAAGATGACTGCTCAAGAGAAGGAAGCGGAAGCAAAGAAAGAGGCGGAAGCCGAGAGAGACAAGCAGTTCAAGGCAATGCAGCGTGAGCTTACGATCATGAAATCTACCAATACGTACATGGACACTTTGGAAATGTCCAAAGAAGTAGCACAGCAGTACGCAGAAGCAAGAGCTGATGGAGACGGAGATAAGGAAAACGAAATTTTGAGGCAGCACATGAAAACACTCAAGGCAAAGATGATGCAAGAGTTTCTGGCAGAGCGTGGCGAAGTTAACGCAGGGCACGGAGATAGTCACGAGAGTAAGGCTGTTGAACTCATGAAGTCACTACCGACATATTCAACAGAAGTCGACGAGTCTGTGCTGAAACAATACATGTAAAGAAAGGAAGCAAGAAATGGCAAGAGGAGACATGAGATATGCAACAACCGAGATACGTCCATCCGGTGCAGAGATCTTAAACAGAGAGGTGTTTGAAGGAGTGCCAATGACTATTGATTTTACAGATGTCAGCACTACTGATAGCGATACCGGAGAGAAGGTTGTAAAAGCAGGAAGTGTAATTAGTGGAACAGGAACAGTAGTTGCAGCAACACCATGGACAGGCGGAGCTGGAATCTTGCTTTTTGATGTGTATGAGCATCGGCCACAAGGAACGATTCTTAAAAAGGCATACATCAACAAGTCAAGAGCAGAACAAAATGCAGGAATCACTTATGATGCAGACTTAACTAAGATCCTGCCTATGATCGTGGTTGAGTAAAAAGGAGGAGCAATGGCAGTTTTAATTACAGATATTTATGATTCACAGGCAGTTGCCGTAAGACGTACACAAGATCCAAGTAATGCCATGGGCTTTGTCGGAAAGGCTTTTTTTCCGAACAGAAAGAAGCTGGGCTTATCGTTAAAATGGATTAAGACACACAAAGGCTTAAATGCCATCTTAAAGCCAAGTAATTTTGATGCAATTCCGATGATCAGAGTCCGTGAGGGATTTAAGCAAGAGTCTACACAGATGGTCTTTTTCCGTGAGAGCATGACTGTACGTGAGGAAGATTTAATGCGACTTATGGAGATTGAAGATGCTAATAGTCCATTTATCGGAGACATTATATCATCAATTTACAATGATGCTGCAAGGCTCATTGATGGTGCAGAAATTGCTGCAGAAGTAATGCGAATGGCACTGCTTGCGCCAAAGGACGGAAAACCATCTATCGCAATAGGAACCGGGGAGCCAGAGAGTGACAATATGGTTTATGGCTACGATTACGATGGCGATGGAACATATAAGCAAAAGCATTATTTAAAAGTCCAGGGCACTGATACGTGGGATCATCCTGACACAGCAAAGCCGTTAAAAGACGTTCAGCAGGGCACAAAATATTTAAAGTCAATTGGAGTACTTCCTCGCTATGCAATGATGAACAGTACTACTTTTGATTACCTCGTTGAGAACGAGCAGATCAAGAACGCTTTAATTACTTCTTCCGGCAAGACGGTTGATTTTACCGATGAGGCAACCGTTAAGGAGATCTTTACACGAAAGACAGGTCTGACGCCTATCATTTACGACAAGATGTACATTGACTACAAAGGAGAGACCCAAAAGTTTTACCCGGATGACAAAGTAACCATAATCGGCGCAGGAACACTAGGATCAACATATTATGGTGTAACACCAGAAGAGCGTACATTGATGTCAAATAAAAATGTGGATGTTGCCATGCTTGATAACCGCATTGCAATTGCGACCAAAACCGAGCAGGGACCACCTATTAAGACTACAACTAGCGTATCACAGATCGTGCTTCCATCATATGAGGGCATCGACAGCACATTTGTAATTGACGTCAAATAATGAAATTCGATCACATGATCAAGTTTGGGGGAATCTACTATGCAGCTGGTGAAGACGTCCCAATGGAAGAAAAAAATGATGCCCTAAAGATTGACGTCCCGATGGAAGAGAAAATCGAAATTCCAGAGTTGCAAGTTGATGATGAGCCAAAGCGAAGAGGTAAGAAACCAAAAGCTGTTTGATGGAGGTGAGAAAGTATGAGCTATACAGACAACCTTGCAGACGAGCTTTTTTTTGATTTGCAAGTTGAGCTTTCAAATGATGAAGAAGGCGGCAGCTTTTCGGAATCGCTACTCAAGCAAAAAATCAAAAGTGCAATCAGAGAAGTCAGAGACAAAAGAAGATATCCACTTGGATACACGGACGGAATGATTGCACAAGATTTAGACAGGTACTATAGCCAGATTCGCAATTTGGCTTTGTACGATTATAACTCGATTGGCTTTGAGGGTGAGAGTCAGCACAGTGAGGATTCCATTCAACGAACAATGGTAGACAGAAAAACGTTGTTCGCTGGAATAATACCGTTAGCAACAGTCTAAGGTCTAAGAAGGATGTTCGCCAGTGTGTTTGCAATGCTTGTGAATACGCTGGCAGGGTGCATATTAAAGCGGCGGTGGGCAATATGCAAAAATATAAGCAGGAGATATAAAAAATGCAAGAATTTTTATTACAAACATACACAATCATCCTTCCGATTGCTTTAGGATACATTGTTTGGCTTCTGCAGCAACAGAAGAAAGACAAGAACGCGAATGAGAGAGGAACCATGCTGTTATTGCGTGTGCAACTGATCGAGTATCACACAAAATACATGCGGCTAGGGGAGATACCATCCTATGCTTATCAGAACTTCGAAGAAATGTATGAAGCCTATCATGATTTGGGCGGAAACGGTATGGTTAAAAAGATGTATGAAGAGATCAAAGAGTTACACATCAAGAGTGGAGGAGGTAAATAAAATGGATATATCGAGCATGACTACCGTAGTTGCAATTGTGGTTATTTGCTATTTAATTGGGCTTGCAGCAAAGACGATTCCAGTAATCAAGGATAATTACATTCCGGTCATTGTGGGTGCTTTTGGAGGCATTCTGGGGGTCTTAGGAATGTATGTCATACCAGACTTCCCAGCACAGGATATTCTGAATGCAATTGCTGTCGGCATTGTATCAGGTTTGTCTAGCACTGGCGTCAATCAGGTATACAAGCAGCTAAAAGATGGCACGGACAAGTAGAAGAAATCGGCAGCAGATGTGGTATTCGTACCAAGTCGGGAAAGCACCTGGATATCTGAGAGATGAAAACGGTGACATTCAGTATGAGAGCTATGTTGGAGCTGATGGGGAAGTATATTTTTATACCGATGACGAAGGTAAAAAAATCCCAAAAGAAAGCGGTGAAATGGAAGTGCTTTACAGCAATCCTATAAAGTTTTGGGGGACAATCACATCGCAGCTAAAAAACGCTGTCATGCGAGCATGGGGCAGTGATAGTACAAACAATTATGCTACGCTCATCTTAGCTAAACATGCAAAAGACTCTAGCGGAAACAAACTTAGCTTGCCGTTTGGAGCAAGAATCTGGCTCTACTCAGAAATCAAAACGAAACCAAACGGATCGCCAGACGAAAATTCGGCTGACTATCAAGTGAGTGGAATCATGAATGAAGCACTGAATGAAACGTCTTACTATCTGCAGGTATTGCAGCAAAGCGAGGAAAAAACCTAATGGCAAAGGCTTTGGAAATAAAGGTGAGCGGAGTAGATGAAGCCATAAGGATGTTGGAACGTTACCAGAAAACGTTCCAAACGCGAGTAGAGCTTTTTATGAAGAAGCTTACTAATTACGGAGTTGAAAAAGCAACAGAAGAAGTCTTGACGATGGATGCAGTATTTACTGGCGAACTTGTAAATAGTATTCATTCAACCGAGATAGAGAGCAACGCAGAGCGAGTTATCTTTGCAGTAGAAGCTGATTCAGAACATGCTATCTTTGTAGAAATGGGAACAGGAATCATAGGTGCTACTACTCCGTATCCAGGCAAGCTCCCGGCTATTTATGCGCAAGGAAAAACAATTAGAAAAACGGCAGATGGTAGATATGGTTGGTATTATCTGGGGGGAGATGGCAAGTGGTACTTTACAGAAGGTATGCCGTCAAGACCATTCATGTATCACGCTTCAACACAAATGAGACATGATATTGAAAGAATTGCAAGGGAGGTGTTTGGATAATGGCTCAAAATCAATGGATCATCGACCTTGAGAGCAAGGTTTTATCCCTTGTGAAAGGCAAGACATACAACAAGCTAAAGAAAAGATATCCGCAGATAATGTACACCACCTCAAATATAAGCAATGATTCGCAGCGTAATTTTCCCTGCGTGTACGTCCATGAGTTAGGTGGAAGCGAAGCAAACTCCGATCTGGAACGCACGAGAATCAACACTATAGTGGCAGGATTCCAAATTGAAGTGTATAGCAACACTTCGCAGCTAGACTGTCGAACCATAATGGCAGAAATTATGGACTGTCTAAAAAAACTTATGTTTGATGTAAAAATGTCACCATATGCGGACAATCAATCACCAATATATCGTTATGTAGCACGTTTCGAAAGAACATTTGATTGGAATGATATTTTTTAAGCTCCATCGGCAAGATGGGGCTTTTTTAGTAGGAGGAATACAAAATGGCAGTAGGTTTAAAAAGTAGAATCATCTACAGAGAAAAGACAAAGGAAGATGGCGCAACCGATTACTGGGCAGGTGAATATAAGCTCTTGATCAGAGCAAAATCAATTCCATCACCTTTCGGCACTGTCAACATGGTTGATACATCAACCTTGGAAGATTTGATAGAGACTCAGGAACAGGGAAGAAGAGCAGCTGCATCAATGGAAGTACCAGGTGCATTTGAAAAAAAATATAAGGATGAACTAGTTAAAAACGAGGGAAAACAATTAGATATCTGCATCCTTTACGGCACAGATGGAAAAGGTTCAGAAGGAATTGTGGCTTTTGTAGGAACAGAATCTTTCGCACCAGACGAGGCAACAGAAGATCACCTCACAGGAACAGCAACAATTGCCACAGTAACCGTTCCAAGGTGGATCGAGGATAGTTACACCGTATCTGTAACAGAAGATGAGAATGGTTATCCAACATCAATTACACTGGCAAAGAAAGAAATGTAACAGCTATATTCGGGAAGCGTGAGCTTCCCGTTTTTTGTTTAAAGGAGAATGAATTATGAAATTTATGAATTACGAAATTAAGTTTGGAATCGAAGCAACTACAAAGAGCGGAATTTTAAAGAAGATTAAAGAAATTCAGCAGTCCAGCGATGATGAAGTTCAGCAGTCCAACGGTGATTTTGTTGACGATATCGAAATGATGCTTAATATGGTTCCGGAGTTTTTGCTTGTGGGACTGCAAAAAAGACATAAGGATGAGTTTGGGTATGATTATAACACAAATAAAGGCAAGGAAGAAGCAACAGCAAAGGTGTGTGAATTGATTGATGAGTATACCGATCAGGAAGATTCAAGCATCAAAGAGCTGTTTGAAGAGCTGCTAAAAGAGGTAATGCAGAACGGTTTTTTCAAGAAAGAAGTTCTGCAGATGAAAGCGGAGAAAGAAGCGAAAGAGCAAAAAACAGAGTAATAGATCCAATTGATTATTACGATGAAAAGCTGCTTCCGTATTTTTTATGCGTTACGCAACAATACGGCTTTACTGCTGAAAAAATAGGCGATATGTGTCCGTGTGAGTTAAGGCCATATGAACTTGCTTACAAGCTGTATCAACAGCAAGTCGATATGCAAAACCACATGCTTGGCAGGTATGTGAGAATGTCTATCTTATCAACACTGGGTAACAGCCAGTGGTTCAAAGGTAAGCATACACCGCCGTTCGAATATCCAGATATGCCTTTCTTGCAACAGGAAGCGAAGAAAAGCAAAAACGGCAATGCGGAGTCAAATGAGGAAATCGCAGTGTACGAGATGAAGCAAAGGATCAGGCAGCTTGAAAAGCAAGGCTTGCCAGAGAGCCCGATCTAAGGGAGGAGGGATAAAATGAGTGAGGTAAATATTGATTCGATACGGATTGAAGCTAAAACAAATATCAAAGAAGCTATATCTGATATTGAAGCACTGAAACAATCCCTAACCGGATTGGGCGACAACAAAAGCGGAATTGACCGCTACTCAACATCTGTAAATGGATTAACGCAAAGATTAACGCGACTGACAGGGATAACCAACAAGACAGGAATTGCAGCGGTTGAGAAATCTGTAAGAGAACTGGCAGAAGCATCTATTAAGCTTAACAACCTACAGCTTAATGAAAAGAAGGGTTCAATTTTTTCTGAGGATACATGGAAAAGAGCCATGGAGAACGTGGAAAATGCGATGGAAAATGTAAAAAATACCATCGCACAGAACGTTAAGGAAATCAGACAGCTAGACGGTGTTGAAAAGGCTTTTGATAACTATATCAAAAAAGCCCAAAACATAAAAATTCCGATTGGCGTAAAGAACGATTTGAATACAGATAGAGAATTTGCCAATCTGCGGAGTGTACTTGGCAAGAATTTCTCCACAACAAATAGTGGTACAGATTTTGTGGCGTTCATAGATGATATGAACAAATCAATAAATACCACATTTGATACTACAAAAAATGCAACAGATCTGTTCAAGGACGTAGTGGAACGTTTGAGAGATATACGCAAGGAAGCTGTGATGACATCACAGGATGTTATCAAAAACGGCTTGATTCCAGTGCAGGAAATTGAATCCGAACTATCAAAGTTTGCCGCAAAAGACATACCTAACCTCAGTGAGAAGTATGGACTCACAGAAAACGATGTTTATGGTGGCAAAAAACTATCAGAAAACAACGAAACAGAAAGTGTAAAAGAAGTCACAAGCGCCATCGGGCAGAAGACCAGAGCATTTGAAAAAGAACAACAGACTGTAACCGATGTTGTGAACAGTGAAATGAAAGACCTTATCAATTTAAGGTCAACAATCGAATCTGTTACAAATGCTGTAGGAGATGGAAAAGGCCTGGCAGGAGCATTCAAAGGGCTTAAAGAACTTGGCTTGGGCGAACTGGCTTCTTTGAAAAATATTGATTTTTCGGGAATTGCAAAGCTGAACAGGGAAAATTTAAAGCCAATAATTAAAAAAGAATATACTGGGCTGTCAGACGTAGAAAAAGCTGTCATTGAAAGGGCAGCGAGTGAAGCTGCTGCACCACCAAAGAGTGTGTCATGGTTAGAAGACTATGAAAAGCTTATACAGCAAGCAAGGGAAGAATCTCAAAAATTTTTAGGTGAATTTTACGTTCCTGAGAGTATTGAGGAACTTCAAAGCGAATTTGTGGGAATCTCAAAAGAGATAGTACGTTTGAAAGAAAACATACAAGAAGCATTGAGAACTCTTGATACTGATGGCGTATCACAGATGGTTGATGACTTGTCACAAGCGATAGCTTATGCAAATGATTTATCAGCTATTGCAGTTCAAAAAGGTATAACGCTTAGACAGCCAAAAAGTAAATGGCAAGAGTATCCACTAAGCAGTTTTCCAGAAGAACTTCGTGGTGATGGCTTATCAAATGCAATGAGTCAAACTTCGAGGGAAACAAGCAACGCTTCAAACCAGTTAAGACAATACAATGAAGATGCGTCAAAAGTAATCAGAACAGAACAGACATTTAAAGATGCCTTGGCTGCTGCTGCGCAAGAGCCACCAATATTTAGAGACATACCAGAGAATATCAACAGATTGAACCGAAACATGCAAAAATTGCCACTTAGCCTATCCCAGTTAAAATCAGATATAAGTGATTTGGCAGGCATCATGGGTGGATTTGTAGGAAAGGCGATATCTGTTGCAGGTGCAATTGGCAAAATAGGATCTTTTGCAACAAAAGTAAACAAGCAGATATTGTCGTTCACAAAAGACTTTGCAAAGCTATCATGGGAGTTTTTGAATTTTGGTTCAAGCAAAAACGCATTATCTGGGCTAAAGAGTCCATTTGGCCAGTCCTCAGCTAGCCTTGGGGATTTTAACAAAAAATTAAAGCACGGAATTACAACTGTGCTGCACTACGGTTTTGGAATCCGGTCTTTGTACGTACTGTTTAACAAGCTACGATCAGGAATCAAGGACGGAATCAACAACCTTGTTGTGTTTAGCGATAGGGCAAATAAGAGTTTGTCATTGCTGACATCTGACATGTCATATGTTGGAAATAGTGTGGCTGCGGCATTTGAACCAATACTGAATATTATTGCACCAGTTATTGACCAAATTGTTGATTATGCAGTTGCAGGAATCAATGCCGTAGGTGCTTTTATAGCATCAATAACAGGCCAAACATCATACACGGTGGCTGTAAAAAACATCAAAGACTATCGCGACAGTTTAAACGGCACAGCATCTGCAGGAGATGCAGCAAGCAACGCAACTGATAAGTTAAAAGACAAGACCGATGAGTTAAAGCGTGAGTTAATGGGATTTGATGAAATTGAAAAATTTTCGGAAGATCTCGATAACGCAGCTAACAGCGGTTCAGGAAGTGGAAGTGGAAGTGGTTCTGGAAGCGGCTCAGGAACGGAAGATCCTATACTTTTTACAAAAAAGGATATACCAGGAGCGGTATCTAACTTTGCAGACCTCGTAAAGGATGCTTGGGCGAAATCCGATTTTACTGACATCGGTAAAATAGTTGGAACGAAACTCCGTGACGCACTTGATTCCATTGACTGGGAGCCAATCAAGGAGCAGGCAAACAAAATTGCCAAAGTCACAGGAACATTTATAAACGGCTTCTTTGAGACGGAAGGTCTTGATAAGAGCGTTGGAAGAACGCTTGGAGAAGCAGTCAACACGGCTGTAGGTGCAATCAATACCTTTGTTGACACAACTCACTGGACATCAATTGGCGAATTTATGTCAGGTGGGCTTAGAAGTGCGATAGCTACTATTGATTGGGATGGCCTCGGAAAGACTCTGAATGCCAAATACAAGGCTTTGTGGAGCTTCCTTGATGGATTTGTAGTAGATATGTCCAAAATCAATTTTAGCGGCACTACAGGGTGGCAGGAAGCAGGTAATGCACTTGCAAATACAATCAATAGCATTTTTGCAGATAGAGACTACACAAAAACTGGACAAACTATTGCAGTTGGAATCAATGGAATCACATCTGCGTTAACAACAGGAATAGAAGGAATTGATTTTAATTCGATATCCAAAAATTTTTCAAACGGAATCAACAGTGTATTTTACAAGGTAGATTGGCAAGCAATCGGTACAATGCTATCCGATGGGATGAATACAGCAACTTCATCATTGCTGACTTTCACGGTAACGGTTGATTGGAAAAGAATAGGCTCGGAACTTGCAAGCTCTGCAAATACTTTTTTAGCTAAGACCGATTTTAGCCAAGCAGGAAAAGCGCTAGGCCAGGCATTTAAAGGTGCACTATCCGCAATTAACGAGTTTGCAGCAACATTTAATTGGCGATCTCTTGGAGTTGATATAAACAACTTCATTAAGGGCATTAACTGGGGCGAAATCTTAAAAACAAGTGCAAATATAGTTGTCAACACGTTTTTCGGATTATTTGAGGCAGCATGGGGGCTTATATTTGGGGGAAATGACACAAAGTATACCGCTATAGCTGATAACCTTAACAAAGCCATTTCGAAGCTGAATGTTGAGTGGCCAAAGTTTAAACAAGATGAGCTTAGTAATTTTGATTCGGCAATGGATTCGCTGGACAAATTTTGGGAAATAAATGAGAAATTTAAAAAGAATGGAAGTTTATCAGCGCAGGATGAGTCCTTGTTCAAATTTTACTACGAACAAATTTCAAAGTACGCACCAGATATTGCTAAGGAAATTGGAAACATACAGACGGCTTATCAAGGAACAAAAGATACACTTGAAAAACTTATTGAAACGCAGAAAAACGCAGCTATTCAAAAGGGATTTTCAAGTGCGTTAGAGGATGCTTCTAAGATTTACGGCGATGCCGTAGTTGCTCTTGAGCAATTAAAAACCAAATTTATAGATGATTCCGTCTCATGGAAAGCTGATATATTAAATGGGCTCTTATCAAGAGTGGATGTATACGGCGGAACAATCGAGACCTGGGAAAAAACTTTTGATAAGTTTTTACAAAAAGTGAGAGATGGTTCCATTGACTTTCAGAATCTTACAGAAGACGAGGAAGCACTCTGGCAAGTCATGCGAGAAATGAATCCTCAATTTGGAACAATGAAAGAAAACATGGAATCACTAAATGGAACTGTCGAGACATCTGGAGAGACTGTAGATAAATTGCAAGTGGCTATGGGACGCTATAGAGATAATACTTCATCTGCAACAACCAATACAAAAAACTTAATTCAAAAACTTAAAGGGATTAAGTTGACTGGAGTTTGGAAATCACTTGCAGATGAGCTGAGAGATACACTGGATAGCGTAACTGAATCTTTAAAATCTGATAAATTAACACTAGGAATCAGCAATACCTTAACCGACATGTTCGATAAGGAATTTAAAGTAAATTTAAAGGCAGGATCGCTTGATACCAGTGAGCTTACCCAAAAAGACAAGACAATCCAAGGTGCGTCAGCAAATGTTGTGAGTGCTAAAAACGCGCTTCCAGACTATGCAAAAAAACTTGATTTGGTAGCAAATTTGACAAGCAAACAAGATTCAATTGCCGATAGAGTGATCAGTGGACTGACAGGTTGGATGACAGATTTCCAAAATAGAGTTCCAGAGAACAATCGTTGGTTCAGTGGACTGACAGGTTGGATGACAGATTTCCAAAATAGAGTTCCAGAGAACAATCG